CCGAAATAACAGCACCTGAAGAACCACCTGCCGCACTACAAACAGAGGCAGTACCAGTACAATCAGAAATAACAGCACCTGAAGAACCACCTGCCGCACTACAAACAGAGGCAGAACCATTACCAGTACAATATGTTCCGAAACAAACACTATCCGAACAAATAGCACAAACATTAGCATTACCATCAGCGCAATCAGCAGCACCTAACGCAGAACTAGGACTAAATAATCCTTTGTTTAATGATGATATACGACTACCGACACCGCCTTCTCCAACATATGATATTTCAACTATAATTAGTAATGTTATAAATTATTTTGTAATTACTAAAGAAAACAAAACAGATGAATTATCAGAAATAATTGATTACGTAACATCAAATGAAACAATAACTCCTACCGTAAAAAAAGCAGTTATTTTAGCATTTATGAATGCTAATATTTTTGAATCAATAAATACAGGAGATAAACAATATTACTTATTAAAATCCTATGGAAAGAATGAATTTATTTCAGCTTTGCGACTATATCAAAAAAATAAGTTAATATCATCTATATATGAAACAATGTTTAATAATTTAATTATAAAAGGCAATAAAGACAATTTATTTATAAATGCTTTTTATAATGATGTACAGTTTGCTACAAGCGATGGCGTTGACAAATCTGGTAAATATACAGAATATACAGAAAAATTAGCAAAAATATTAGAATTAGATTTAACAAAATTAGAAAATAACAAATTAAAATGGATTGATATTATTTTCCCTTTGGATAAAGATGAAACTAATAAAATACCTACTTATTTTAAACAATTTAACAATAATAAAGAAAGATTAAGAGAATATTTACAAGAACCTAAATTTTTAGAAAACTTAAAAAATTTATTTAATATGATACCTACACTTCCAAAAGTTAGAGGAGGTATGGATTTAACAGAACAGGAACTTCAAAAATTAACAGATATATTATTAATGAAGGGTGGAGCATCAGCCCAAGAAACCGCGAAATTAACCCCTGAACAAATGATCGCAATTGTTGATAAACTAAGAGAACAACAAAAGTTAATCCGTGTCATTCGCGAAGATCTAAATATACTTCGTGAAACCTATCAAACCTACTCCAAATCAGTCAATGCCGATAAAAATTTCAAAGAAGATACACCCGAAATTATACAACTCAAAGATGCTCTTGCCAAAGCCGAAGCAGCAGCAAAAGCAGCACCAACAGATGATGCGGCAGCGGTAGCGGAGAGAGCAGCAAGAAGTGCACTGGCAGCAAAACAGGAAGAACAAGCTAAACTTAATGTTTTCTCAGATAAAGAAATTCTTGGTGTAAATGATTATTTAAAAAATAATATTGAAAAAATTAAGAAAATTAACCTAGATACTACCGGAAATGTAATAAAAAATATTAATAGTTTAATTCAAACAATTACCTCTGTGACAAAACCATTGGAAACACGTGAAATTTTTAAAGCAAATCGCTTATTATTAGATTTTTTATTGGAAGGAGGTGAAATTGATACAATCGATAAATCCGACACAAATAAACTTTTAATTAAAAAAACTATTACTGATATTCAATTAAATAAATTAAAAATCACTCCAGAGACGCCTAATAAAGAAATATACAAAGGCTTTATTCCAACTATAAATGAGATCAAGCGTGTGTTTGAACAAGATATTGAATATTATAAAAACGTTTTCCAGCAACAAGCAACTGGTATTGAAGAAGAAGCTAAAAGACAAGAGAGAGCCCTTGAAAAAGCAAAATTAGAGGAACAACAAAGACAGCGTGCTGTAAAAGGCGGTGGTAAATATTATCAATCAGGTGGTTTAGATAAAGAAAAACGTAATATATTAAATGATTACTTAGGTGTTCAAATGTATGGAGATTCTTCTAATCCTCCAAAATCTTCAAATATCTTTGAATATTTAAATGCTTTCGAAAAAATACTAAACAATCGCTATATCAATAAGATTGCGGATTCAAGCAATCCAGCATATGCTTCTATCATTTCTGGGGATAAATCAACCTTCAATCAGCTATATGAAAAATACCTAAAAAATAAAGAACCACCTGAAGGTTCCGAAGAAAATGCCACTTACAATATGATCCAAGGATTGGAAATGAATAACCTAATTCCTCGTGAAGTATTAAAAGTTACGCTACAAGACAAGGTCGTATTCGTATTCGCATCCCTATTTATTCGCCTGATTACCCTTTCCGTAATTGAATACTTAATTGAAAAAAGTGTCGTTAAAACACTCGTGGTTGCCGTATTAGGTTACTTAGGTTTATTTTCAATTATATTTATTGCTTTTGTTATGTTGGTCAATTTAGATATGTACCGTTTACGTATAGTATTCAACTATGTGAATTTCCACGCAAACAGTGGAAACGTATACGGATATCTTATATTACTATGGTCATTTGGCTTAATTATTTATTATATTATGCGTAGTATTAACACTGATTCACGTGTAAAATCGACGAATGAAGAGTCTAGAGTACGTTTGATGTACCGTATTCAAATAGTATCACTTATTATATGGTTATTCTTAGTACTAATGATTGCCATTATGTAAATTTACTTATAAAGTGTTTTATGTATCCCTGAAAATACACACATCGGTGGAGCATCTGTATAATATCCGTGTCTTAATATTTTTTGTTTATCTAACTCAGATTGATGTTGGCTACATAATTCATTTCCATTACATTTTTTACGACTACACTGACCTCCTAAACCACGATTCCATATACGAGCATTACATCGTTCTTCACTATCCGGTTTTTTGCGCGAATTTTGTTGGCGAATAACTTTAATCTTTGTCCCACCCTGATGAGGAACTAATGTTAAAGGTTTAATGAATTCACTTTTAAGTGTATTTAAATCAAGCGAATATTTATTAGCCACTCGCTCCAACAGCTGGCATTGAATATCTTGGAGTTCTTTTTCCAAGATTTGAAAAAGAAAGTTAGGCAAATCCATTCATTAAATTAATGGGTAAGATGTAAGGTTTATTTATAATAATTTATATAATTAAAGTGTCAATTTTTTACCATATTACGCTACATACGAATGGGACGATGATCGCCAGACGTTAACTCTATTAATAAAGAAAATTGTTCTGTAAAATTTAATATATATCCAGCATCGTAAACGGGTTGATTAATTTCAATTGTATCTTTATTAATATTTATTATATTACAAATAATTGTTTGATTTTGAACTGTCATTATTCGAATATTATCACCAATATGATAATTTTTAGGATTCGTAATATATAATAAAGTATGTAGATTATTATTTATTGATTGACGTTCATATTTTTCATATACATCTCCATCTTTTCCCAAATCAAGTTCAATATGGTCTGTTGTTCGTAATGTAATTTTCCATGGAAGACTAAATAATTTTATATATCCTAATGTATCTAAAGCAGGTTTATAGATAACATGCGAACCACATGTATAAGTTGGAATAAGCGAAATAGTCTGTTGTTCACCCCCAGCAGCTTGGATTAATATATTTAAATAAGACGTTTTTGTCAAAATACTACTTGAACCCATCCAACAACCAATACGAACGTGGGTGTCCTGCATTTTAGGTAATGGTCCATTCCATGTAAAACTTGCGCGTCCATGACTATAAATCCATTCGCGTTGCCAAGAGTGAATAAAAATTTCTGTACCTATTTTTGGGGGCATAGGCATATAGATTGTGGAAATACTTTGTGGGATTCCTTGTGGGATAGGGGAGGGATTTATAATGGAAGAATTAATTAAATCTAAATTTGGGGGTAAATTATTTTGACTTGTAGCTGCTGCTGGGGGTATTTGGAATGTTTTACGTTGAAATTCTAACATTTGTACTTTATTTAAAAAATCGGAATCTTCTGATAATCCGACGGTTTCTAATATAGGTTCTTCAGGGATAGGGATTAAGGGTTCTTTAGGTACATCAATTACTATATTTAAAGAATAACGTTCTTTAAAAAATTCTTTTAAATCAGATATAGTAATTTTATTTAATTGTTCAAGGGGGGTATTTTTATCATTATTTTTATAAATTGTTACCATTGTTGTTTCTAATAATTTACGTAATTGTGGTTCATTCATAACACTTTGTATTCGAAATTTATACTTATCCAATAAAAAACGATGTAATAATTCCAAAATAAATTGACCATTCTCATTGGTTAAAAAATGCGACATCATTGATTTATTATGCTTTTGTTTCCTTTAACCCGAGGACGAAAGAATAATTCTCGTAATTTAAATACATCTTCATCTGTTATTTTTGGTGAAACAATATCAGTTAAGGTAGTCGCATTATTTTTTTCTAGGAAACTTAACCATCTAACTATAAATACCATTGAGAACATTCCACATTCTGAATTTCCATATTGATGGCGTTTATGATTATATTCATTTTTAAATTTACGTCGAACCTTTAATGTCTTAGCAAATGCGTTTCCTTGTTTTTCCATATCATTCATAAACTCTTTAACTTCTGTAGGTGGTGTTTCAGCATAACTATCATAGAAATATGTTCCGAAGCATTTTTCTTTAGGATCAATACACATAAATAAAGCAACCCAATGTGATCCAGATTCATTATATTTATCTAAATTAACAATCATTCCAATATATTGAATACCTTTTTCTAAATCTTTTTTCATATTAATAGAACATGTTTCTTGGTATAAACATGTAGTGTCTGTGTTGTAAGCTTGGCTACGAAAATCGACAGGATAAACTCCTAAAAATTTAAAATTAGTATATGCATTTTCATATTGTTTCATTACATCTTCAATATTAAAATTTGTTAACCATGTATGTGGATTATTTACCCATTCAGACGGCATTTCTGGTCTTAATGCTGATTTTACACGACTTTCATTCTTTAAGTTTAACTTGTCTATCCAACATACTTCTTTTCCACGACCACAAATGGGCATAAAACGATCATTAATTTCATTCCATAATTTACGATGTGATATTTTATGAGTATTCATTATTTGATTTTTAATATGAAAACGATTCCATGAATCCGCAATACGTATAAGGGTTTCTTTATCAAAACAACTTTTATATTCTTTGTAATGATCAATTTTATCTGGTGAACAATAAGCCATCTTTATTTTATATTAAGAATAAAAAATGAATTATCATACTTTTAATATTAAAACACCATAGATAGTATATACCTACCAAAAAATTGAGTAATACCGTAGTTTAAGTACGGTCAATAACTTAAAAATAATCCGGCTATAGAATTCAGGAGATGGCCCGCCGCCTAAATTCAGAAGAAAATACTAAATTTCTACAAAAATACATTACCAAGAAAGGTAATGAATATACACATACATCGATCGGCAGTCCTAAAGTTAGTCTATATGTTTCAGAGAATGATTATAGCAGTTTTATGAACCAATACCAAACTGCTCTTATAAATGGCGCACAACTACATCTTACAGAGAAGCCGAAGGAAATCGGACCATTTCGCGTGGATCTAGATTTTCGTTTTGCTATACCTGACCCAAAACCAGAGGTTCTACCACGCATTTATACCACTTTTGATATTGAGCGTATTGTAAAAAAATATTGTCAATTGTTTCATGAATATTTATCCCTATCGAATGATGAAACTCTTAACGCATATGTGATGGAAAAAACGAAACCTACAGAGTACAAAGGTAAATTGAAAGACGGACTACATATTATTTTCCCAGAAGTGATCGTATCCAATAATTTCCAGCACTTTATTCGTTATCGTATCCTGTCTGAAGGTTCCAAAATTTTCGAAGGACTTCCATTGACAAATACATATGAAAATATTATTGATGAGGCTATTATTGATCGTAATAACTGGCAAATGTATGGAAGCAGCAAGCCGGAATGCGAAGCTTATCGTGTAACATCTATTTATAAATACGACGCGGATAGTGATAATGTTGTTTCTCAAGAACTTCCAACCGCCACCAAGCAACTGGAATGGTCTCAATATCTTTCAATGCGCAAAGGCGGAGATGTTGTAGGATTCAAGGAAGATAAAAACAAAGAGGTTGAAGAATTTACCCGTGTCATTTTGCCTTCTATGATTCATAAGCGCAAAGATTCTCTTCATCAACAAGTGTTTGGAAATTCAATTAATCTGATTCGAACTTATGTAAGCGATGAAGAGTTGGATATTTCACAGCGATTGGTAAAATGCTTGAACAAATCAAGAGCTGAAAATTATGAAGAATGGATTAAGGTTGGCTGGACACTTCGTAACATTGATAGCCGTCTTCTAACAAGTTGGATTGAATTTTCGGAAGTCAGCAATAAATATATCAGTGGAGAATGTGAAAAAATTTGGGATCGTATGCGATCAGACACATTGAGTATGGGAACCCTTCGTTATTGGGCAAAAAAAGACAATCCAGTTGAATATGAGAAAATTGATGAAGATAATGTACTCAAATTGATTGACCGAGCAGCTGGTACAAAAGGTGCCGATTATGATGTTGCGAATGTTGTTTATACAATGTATCGACATCAATATCGCTACACCACCAAGGATATTTGGTATGTATTCCGTGAAGATAAACATCGATGGGAATGTTCCAAGGATGGTCTTCAATTGCGTAAAATTATTTATCAAATTATCTGTGAGAAATTTACGACTCGCTCTACATTTTGGAATACCCAATCTATTCTACATCCGGACAACCAAGAGGCTTATCAGAATAGAAGCAAATCATTGTTGGAAATCGCACTTAAATTAAAAAAAGCGGGTTACAATGATAGCATTATTAAAGTCTGTAAAGTTCTATTTACAGATCCTAAATTCGAGGAACTATTGGATTCTCGCCCACATCTAATTGGGTTCGAAAATGGTGTATACGATCTAAGCCTTCATGAGTTCCGCGAGGGTCTTCCGGACGATTATATTTCATTCAGTACAAATCGTCATTATACAGCTTACAATGCGAGCAGTCCTGAGATTAAAGAAATTCAAGGATTCTTGGCTCAAGTTTTCACCAATCCTCAGATTCGCAAATTCGCAATGGATGTTTTCGCATCGATTTTGGATGGTGGTATTCGTCATGAAAAATTCTATATCTTTACAGGTTCTGGATCAAATGGTAAGAGTAAAATTCTAGAATTGGTACAAAAAGCGATTGGAGATTATTACTGTATTCTTCCCATTGCCCTGCTAACACAGAAACGAACAGCCTCAAATGCTGCGCAATCTGAATTGGAGCGAACTCGTGGTCGTCGCTTTGCGGTTATGCAGGAACCATCGGAAGGTGAAAAACTAAACATTGGTTTGATGAAAGAACTATCCGGTGGTGATACGATTATTTGTCGGGGACTTTTCAAAGATCCTATTCAGTTTAAACCTCAATTCAAAATGATCATGACCTGTAACGAGTTGCCTGAAGTACCAAGCGATGATGGTGGTACTTGGCGTCGTATTCGTGTACTACATTTTGATTCTAAATTTTGTGAACAACCAGATCCTAAAAATGTAAAAGAATTTCCAATTGATACAGAACTAAGTAACAACTTTGATCGATGGGCAGATCCATTTCTATCAATGCTAATTGAATTTCATAGAAATACAGACCTCAAGAATATTAGTGAGCCAATGGAAGTGCGCATTGCGACAGAAAGCTATAAGAAGAATAATGATATCATTGGACAATATATTTCAGAAAGAATCGTAAGAGACGACGAAACAGATCAAAGTGTAATGCTTCAAGCAGCTTATACAGATTTCAAGATTTGGACAAATCAAAATATTCCAAAAGGAAAGCGTATTCCCGATCGAATGCAACTTCGTGCTTATCTCGAAAAGATGTATGGAGCTTATCCTGGAGATGGACGAGGTTGGCGTGGTCTTCGCTATATTGTTGCGAATGATTCTAATATAGAATAATTGCTTAAAAAAATGAAATTAATTATAACTTAAGTATATAAAGTAAGAACAAAACATGGATATTAATCGTATTTTATTTCATGCTAAAGAGCTTCTTGAACTAAGAGGGGAAGATGGTAATGAATTGACAACCGAAATTGAAAAAGTTAAAATGGATCGTTTTATGAATGAATCAATATCAGTTCAACTTAAAAATTATACGCTTTTTTTTGCGATCTCGAAAGATAGTTTCAAAGAGTTATGGGCAAACATACGTAATATGACTCTTGAAGAAATGGAAAAAATGTATAAAACAAAGAAATTTTTAATGATCCTAGGTGAATATCCTCCTTCAATTACACTTCAAGCACTTCACCAAAAAGACGTGGCTTTTCAAGCAAACCAAGGATTTATTCATATATTTTTAACAAAAGAACTAATGTATAATCCTAACAAACATTTTCTAGTTCCAAAACATGAAAAACTAACTGAAGAAGAAGCTAAAAAACTAATAGAGGAGCTTCAACTAAAAACAAAGATCCAGTTGCCATTTATTCAAAAAACGGATATTATATCTCGGTGGATTGGATTGAAACAGGGTGATATTATTCGAATCACACGTTACTCAGAAACATCCGGTGAATATTATTATTATCGCATTTGCATTTAAATCTATTTAAAATTGTAAAATATCATAAGTATCCGTATTCTTTTTCTTATTTTCTTTTAAGGAAATCAATGGCAACAACAGATATCGCACAGAAATTAGAATTTATAAATGACTCTTTTATTGCTTCAGATGTACAAACTGAATTAACAGGAAAAAACGCATCAACCGTTGTAACTAATAATACTAAATTTTTAAAATCAGTTCTCGATTATTCCCAGTTTGAAGCAAATATTGTGCCCGCTTCGGGTTTTTATGCAAATGCTGCGACTATAAATAATATTTTTGTTAAAAAAGGCAATAATAATTATACATCAGTTAACTATGTTGAACCCGCAGCAGGTGCCGCCGTTACACCCCAAATGCAAACTGGATGGCAAATACCTGCTGCGAACATAACAAATTCAGAATATAATTATTCACAATTATTATCTTCATGGACAGTTACCGCATACGGAACATCATTTTCATCATCCACTGGTGGAGGATTAACACTTTTAAATATTTTAGATAAAATTCGCGTAGCTTATAATATTTTAGAAGAGAAAACATTCCAAGATTATCGTTCTCGTAAGCAAGCATCCGTAGCTACAATTAGCACTCCTGTTCTAAAATATTCAATTCAAACCACTGGATCTACACGTACATCTTTATCAATGTCAAACATAGTAGAAATTGAAGATTTAGTAAGACCTATTATTGATATTGCTAAAGTAGACTTATCTACTACACGTATTGAAATGGTAAGACGTATATTATACTTATATGATGCGCTAATTCATATTTATATTGGCTTTTATTTATTAAGTTTAACAAGCGTAAACACTAACATTCGTATTCCATTATATGATATAACATATGATAGTATCAAAATGTTTTTTGCCAGAAATGATATTATAGAAGATGTCGGTAGCAATATTGCGACTATTCAAAAAGATATGCAAAAACGTATTATTTCATACCATCAAAATAAGGAAAGCATTGAGAAACACGCAACTAAATTAAAAGAAAATAAGACAGATATTCGTATTCAAAAAGACCGTTTATCGATTGTTAAATCATATGAAAAGAAGACATCCGTATTGTATTACATTTATTTAATTATCATGCTTGTCGGAATTATTAGCATTACGTCAATAATGTTCAGCCAAACTTTAGCCCCAGGTATTAAACGATTAATTGTAGGCATTCTTGCGAGCATTAGTATTGTCGCCATGGTTATTTTATATTTAGTAAATCGCTATACATTAGAATCATTTGCGGGTGCGATTACATTAACTGGAGCTTTATCATCCACAGCAATTAAAGCATCCAGTGATTTAATAAGCGTTCGTACTAATTTATTAGAAGAGGTTTCTAAAGCAGTTCATCAATATTTAACAAATACAGTTAACATTGGATTACTCATTAATACATACAATAGCTATGGTGAAATGAATTACAGTATTCAAAAAGAAAATAAGTTTTATCAAGATAAAAATGATGTTTTAGATCAAAATAAAAATCAATTAGTAAATGCTTCGAATGTAATTGATTTAGAAAATAAAGTAAGACGTTATCGTGTATACTATTTTGTTCAATTATTAATAACAATCAGTGTAGTATCTATATTGGTTGTTTATTTACCTGAAACATCTAGCATAATAAGTTTATTATTAATTATTACAAGTTTAATAATAATTTTATTTACATATATTTATATCGTAAATGTTAATAATTTAGTTCGCACAGATGCCTCTAAATTATATTGGGGACAACCAGATCCCAAAGAATTCTTATATTAAATTAATCGTGTAATATTTTCCGAATAACTTTTTGTTCTTGATATTACCTTTTCAGTTTCAAATCCTTCTTTTTCTAGCCATCTACGATTATAAATATTGTAGTGACTTTTTTCGTTTAACAAAAAATATAAACATAAATTGTAAAATAAAATCAAACATGTACTCACTAATAAATTACGTGTACCAACGTAAAACATTGCGAACAATATAATACTTTGACCCCAAGGATGTTGAATCACTTTTTTCTGGGCATCTGTAAAATTAAATGTTAAAAACCGTGATCCAATTTGAACAAGAAAAATGCTAACTGAATTTAATATAATTGGATCCATATCTCTTATAAAAATTAAACAAATTTAATAAGATTTTTTACCTAAAAATTCAATATCTACAACAATCATGATCAATATAAGTAATAATAATAGAGCAATGCGTTGATCAATATATAGAAATAGCCATACAAGGGCAAATAATGGAATAAACATCCATGGTTGATCCGCCATCGAAAGAATTATTGCTGGATATGGGCGCGCGGGTTGAAGAGTATAAAATATAAAAAATCCACTTAATAATCCCAGTAAAAATCCTTGGAGGATCTCGTAGAGATTCATCTTTTATTTCAAAAAAGAAAATGTTTTAGATGGATAGAGATATGTACCAATATTGTACATTACAAGAGGCATACAATGTTCCGACATTTTCTAGAAAAAAGAAGAATTGTATGCCTCTTGAACCAAATGCTTCTGCTGAGCCATACGATCCTTATGTAGAACAACGAGGTAAAGAACATGCCTTAATCGAAAAATTTCAAGATAGTAAACCTCAGGCGAAACAAGATCAATTAGGTCTTGGCGGGGAAAAATTAACTTATCGCGGACAAGAAACAGATTATGATTATTATTGTAAAAATTCAGGCATCTGTGCGCTTGAGAAATTTACAAGCCGGTTAAAAGAAAATAATGCTGAATCGGCGGCTGTACAAAAAGCTCCTAAAAAAGATAAATGCGCGCCTTTAGATCCACCAAATTATGAATACCCAATATCTGATGTAGATAAAGCCAAGTTCCAAGCAGCACTAAAAGTAGCGCTTGAGCAAATGGAAAATTATACTCCTCCTGGAACAACGCCCGCCACCAAACAAGAACCTCGCAAAGCGGATTACTCAGTTACGGGATATGCTGACGAAGAATTAGACTCTTATATGACAATCAATGAAATGAAAGCTGCGCCTAAAATTACTTCTTTACCAGTAACTCCTCAAACCCCTCCCAAAGAATTACCTGGATTTGATCGTAATGATGGAAAACAAACACCCTTTGAAAAAGATGTTCAGCGTCATTTAGGTTTATCAATTCCCAAAAATTTCACCCAAGCAAATGCCCTTTGGATGGATTTACTATTATTTGTAGCAAGCGGTTTATTAATTATATTTTTACTAGAACAACTTTATAAAGTAGCGTTACTTACAGGAATGAAACGTACCATTCAAGCAATGGATAGTATTTTATCTGTCCGTGAAAACAATCTCAATAAATTAATTTAAGCATATTCAAATCGTACTTCTTTTTTTGGCTCTGTTCTTGTAGTAATACGCGGAGGTACTTTCGCAAAAGAAGGTAATGCTGTTTGATTTGTTGGAGGAGCCAATGCTTTTTGTACATTTTTTGGTTTTAATTCAACAGGATCCCATGAAATATAAATAACACATACATGAGGTGGTGGAAGTAATTGAACAAGTAACCCTGATTTACGTAATTGTTCAATGACATGTTCTGTACAATCATAAATATTAAATAATGGAAAGCCAATTACAAGACCCGGAATTTCAAAAAAAGTATTCATACCACCAAATTGACCTATATTACGAATACGACGGTGACATAAATCAAGCACCTTATCAAATACAACTTTTTTATTGGTATCTTTTTTTTTACGCATTTGGTAAAGTTCATTTAAACTAATCTGTGGTCTAGACATTTAAAATCCTAATCTAAAGAAAGGATTATAAATTACTCCAAATGAATGCGAACCATTTATCTTTACCAGAATATACACATATTATACTCAGTGGAGGTGGATTATGTGGATTGTCTTATATGGGAATATATCGTTATTTAAAACAATATAATCTATTAAAAAAAATTAGATATATATCTGGTTGCTCGATTGGTGCTATCTTTGCTGTATTATTCGCATTAAATTTATCCGTAGAAGAATTTGAGGCAGAAATATATGATATTTTATCCGATAAAGTGTTAAATACGTTTGATCCAAATGCTCTTCTAAGTTTAATGGAAACAAAGGGAATTTATTCAATGGAACGTTATCAAATAAAGTTTAATAAATTATTATTAAAAAAAACAAACCACCCATCCTTTACATTACAAGAATTTGCAAAATTTACAGGAAAAAATATTTATTTATCTGTATTCTGTCTAAATACGTTAACAAATGAATTTCTATCCAACACATCTACACCAGATATTGATTTAGCGAAAGCAATATGCGCGTCTATGTCAATTCCTGGTATATTTCAACCCATTCAGTTAATGGATAAAATATATCTAGATGGTGGTGTTGGATTATCTCTTCCGATTAATATTTTTAATTTTGTAGATACAGATAAAGTTTTGGCAATTAATTTATCGTTTAATCCAATAAAAACAACCGAAGAATTACATCATACAGGTGCTTATATTAAACAATTAGCAGCGGCTATTTTATTCAGCCATACATTTGATATTTTAAAGGAATACAAAGATAAAAGTAAGCCTTTTATTGATTTAATAAATATTGAAGAAAATCCATTAGATTTTTTACCCATTAAAGTTGTTGATGATATGTTTCAATTATATGTTTCTAAATTAGAAATGGATACCTCTATCATGTACGGCTATCGTATAATGTACGAATATATAAAAACAAAATATTATATAAATAAATCAATAAATTAATAATTTACATGCTTTCTTTAACGAATTTCATGAGGTCTTCGGCGGTACGGTTGAATTCGAAGTCTTTGCGTTTTCCATCTTTGACAATATGGACATGAGGGAATCCTTCAATTTTCTCTTTCATGACTTCTTCTTTTGCCTCCTCAGCATTTACTTTGCGAGTAACAATATCTAGTTTGTCTTTTTCAACCATGGCAACAAATTTGTCCCATTCAGGGTTGAATTTCTTGCACCAACCGCAGCTGGGTAGGTAGAAGTAAGAAAGAACAACCTTGGATTCGAAACCTTCATGGCGTTTCATGAATACGAATACAATGCTTGTGAAGATGGTGAATAAAAGTAGCGTTAAACCGATTTTTTGAACTCCGTTCATTCTTTAAGTTTTGATCTAATTAATATAAATATAATAATTTAACGCTGGTGTATAAATTTTTAGCATATCTAAACAAAATTGTTCTTGTAAACTTAATAAATCATTAAATATTACTAAATAGTTTTGTTTTATGATTAACTTAAAAATGGTTGTATTATATTTATATAATAAATCAAATGGAATCAGTATAATACGACACGAACTACTATGGAACGTTTGTAAATTCCAAATAGTTTGTGATTGAATCGTTTGTAGGTTTAGTTTATATAAAGATTTGCTACATTCACGCATAGAAAAGTTATTTCTACAAAATATGATTGTACGATAAACAGAGTAATTATGGTATAAATCATCTAAAATGACATCAATTTCATTTTCTTTTTCATTCTTTGGATCAATAAATAAGGATGTACGCGCCCATTGAATACAATCCATATAAAAGTAATATTCTTTTATTAAGTTAAGCCAATAGTTCTTTATATGGATACTATGGATCCCATAGTTGTTTCTTTAAATACCATAATAAATTTTTCAACATTAACGATCCATCCGAGGAATATATTTATTCAAGAATTATTAGCAAACTATGGATGTTTTCAAGAAAAGATTGAAACATCTCGATTTGCGGGTAATCCTAGATGGAATTCAAATAATGCGAAAAAACGTCCAGCTCAACTCCATACACGGTTGGAACGTCCAAAAATTGGTATTCAAGATTCAAGTAAGGAAGCCATTTTAAAAAAGGAACTTCAAGGCTTACTCAATAAATTAACCCATAATAACTTCGATGTAATTTTAAAACAAATTAAACATATTTTTGACATGACATATGTACATTTATTTATTGATATCATTTGGAGTTATTTACAAAAACAACCTGATTTCCAGGGATTGTATATTCAAATTATTGAAAATATATATCAAATGTTATCTGAAGATTCTTTTATTGAAATTGGTACTATTTGGAATAATATATGGAGACGCTATATGTTTTCAAAAGAATGGAAATTATCAAAAGAATTAGTTGAAACATCTCATAATTATAATGATTTTTGTGAATATGTAAAGGAAAAAAAACGATTAGTATCCACTGTACAAGCATGGGCTCGTCTTATTAATTTAGGTATTGTACATGCTGAACCATTTGAATTATTATATGATATATTGTACCATATTGTTAAAGAGTTAAATACTAAAAATAAAGTTGATTCAATGTGTATAGAATGTTACGTTGAACAAAGTAAAGAATATTATAAAACACTGTCTGATAATATAATTAAACGTATGCCAAATAATATTGATACACTTATTCGAGATATGAAAGATTTAGAATTACATAAATCGTGTGAATTTAAAATTAATGATTTTATTAACTTACTGATAAAAAATGAAACTCCTAAAATAAACAAAATCAAATCTATCTATGAACTAGAAGATGACGGATTATAAAGAGATTATTATTTCTGAATTGGATATTCTTCGTAAAAAAGAAATTCAACAAGGTAATACATTTAAAGGAATTGCCTATTCCAAAGTAATCCAACAAATAAAACAAAAAGACACCATTCATAGTATGGATGATATTAAAGATATTAAAGGTATTGGCGAAAGCATTCAACATAAACTCGAAGAAATATTCCAAACAGGAAAGCTACAAGTCGCAGAAGAAGTACGTAAAGATACTAGTATTGATGATATTGATCGTTTCATGAATATTTACGGCATTGGTCGTGTTAAAGCTGTAAAACTTGTTAAAGAAAACAACCTACGCACTATTGAAGACTTGCGTGAAGCGGTAAAGAAAGATTCCAATCTATTAAATAAAAACCAACTTGTTGGATTAAATTATTACGAGGATTTGATTGAACGTATTCCTAGAATGGAGATGAAAAAACATGAAAAGCTACTAAAGAAAATTATATCTAATTTAGATATTGAAATTGTGGGTAGCTATCGTCGCGGAGAATCAACCAGTGGAGACATAGATGTATTGGTGAAATGGCCTGCGAATATGACACTTGATGAAATCGCTAAAACATTAGATGATATTGTTAAGAATTTAATTGATAAAAAATACCTAACAGAAGTCTTGGCACATGGTGATAAAAAATGTATGGGTATTTGTCAATTGCCAGGAGGAAAAGCGAGACGATTGGATCTGTTGATTACGCCGGAAAATGAATATGGGTATGCGATTCTTTATTTTACTGGTTCTGATAAATTTAATATAGCACTTCGTAAAGTAGCTTTAGAAAAAGGATATAGTCTAAATGAACACGGTTTTACATCCATGGATAAAACTAAATATCCAGAAGCTCCAAAATTATTTACTGAAACCGAAATTATGAATTTTCTCGGATTCGATTACATTGAGCCGAAGAAACGTAAAGTTGGAATTAAATTAGATAAATTTATTACAAAAATTTCTTAATTAACTTTAGAACATACACGAATGAAAATCCCTCAAAACATGGACAATGTTCAAAGCATGGCTAAATTAATCGCTAGTATGATTGGTATTATTTTAATGGTAGTCACTTATACTTATATTCAAAAATTAGAGCAAATCTCTTGCAAATGCTCTGAACACCCTTACCGTAACTACATTAAAAGCTACATTATGTTTGCCGTAGTATTTTTATTATTCACAATGTTCGTAACACCAGCCACCGCCACTCGCATGTTCGGCGCTGGATTTGCGATCGTTTTAACTGTTGCTGAACTTTTATTCGGTTTAGCTACATTTGTATTCTTAATCTACGCTTTACAATATGTTCGCTTCTTAATGAAAGAGAAATGCAAATGCTCTGAGGATTTACGCCGCGAAGTTTTATACGTTTGGTCTATTTTACAAATCATCCTCATCAGTATTAACTTCATTCTACCTTGGATTGTAGGCATTGCTTTATCTGGATTAGGTGTTGTTTTATCCGGATCTAAAGATCTTTTATCTCTTCAACCAGGTGTTGTTCGTGAAGCTACCATGAATCCCTTAAAATCCATGCGCCGCTTACCTGCTTCCCTAAAGAAAACCAGCAAGATGTTCCGCAAATAAATCTTCTTTAAATGTATAAGAAGAACCCAAAATGAGTTGCCCTATTGGTGAAATTCGCCGCGTTGCTTATGTTCGTCGTGACGGAAGTCGCGTTGCCTCCGCATGCATCAAAGATGTCGGAAAACCTGGAAAAACACCCAGTGCCCAGCGTATTCCATTAAGCAAGGATATCGATTTAGGTGAATTTGGATACAAAAAAATTATAAACTTAAATGCGGAGGAACGTCACAAAGCTTTAACAAAAGCTATTAAACACCTTGTGACTAGTAAAAAAATTACTGAACGTGAAGCCGCTGTTAAAATATTAAGACGCATTAATTTATTATCCATCTTAAACAAAAATACAAATATTACCACAAGTGATTTAATGGAGCGTGATCGTAACTGGATCCATCGTGTTTATATTGCTTAAAATATTTTTTTATTTTTTATTAATTAATTTTTATTATTTATTTTTATTTATTTATAGATTTAGAGTTTTCTTTCCACTGACAGATCCAGGTTTACGTCCACGGTTTGATTTACGGGATACACCACCTAGATCCGCCGCATCTTCAATAATCGATGTAATTTCTTCATCTGAAATTGAAAGAGTTTCTACACGATTGTTCATCATGGTTGGTTTTAGTTGAATATCATTGGATAAATCATCAATGCTGGGTCCGCGCATTTTATTTTGACTGGGGGCGCCATTTGGTGATAAAGTCGAAGACATTGGTGGAGGAGGTCCACCGAAAGCACTCATCATACCATTCGCACCGCCACCGCCGAGAAGACCACCTAGCATGCTAAATAGACCACCACCCATTGGGTTTTGGGATTGTTGCATTTGAGGGGCTTGTTGTTGAGCTTGGGGCATCTGCATTCCAGTATACTGTTGAGCAGCTGCTTGTTGGAATTGTTTCTTAAGGGCAGGGTTTGAGTTAATAACTTGTTGAACGTCGGGTAGGGGTTGATGTTTGAACATGCTACTTGTTAAATGGAACATAAAGGCACTACCAGAGAGCGACATCAACAAACGTAATTCTGGTGCCATTTTACGTCCAGAGGATTTGTATTTATCATGAAGTTCCTCGAAAATATCATCATAGTCAGTAAGATCTTCTGAGATTTGTTCAGACCAGCCATCGAGTTTTAAATCAAAGGGGTCAAAACGAGTGTTTAAGAATTCTAAACCAGTAGAGAATGCCATGAGCATTTTACGTTGAAAACGAATACTTGCGTCCACTTCTTTTTCACGAAGAATACGATGGTATTCAACGCGCATTTCTTCGAGATCAGACTGCATAGAGAATTTACGAGGAAGGCGGTATCCTTTTGTCTCTAGACGATCCATTTGGTATAGGATTTCTTTTTTCTCAATCATCTCTTTTTCGAGACGAGAACGCTCTGCTGATACACGGTTTCCAAATGAATCATTTTGACGGCGCTCCTCGTTGTAATGATTGTTGGTAGGTTCTCCACGGGAAGAAGAAATATCTGAAGATGTATCTGTATCAGTTGAAGAACTTGAGTCACTACCTGAATATTCTACTTCAGAACCTTCACGACTACGAGAACCAGATGAAGAAATGGATAAAACATCGTTACTTATTTTTCTTTTATTAATTAATAAATCAGTTCCTAGAGATGGACCGCTTAAACCAGAAGGAGGAGAATTATATAAGGGTCTTGAAATATCAAAACTCGGTTTCATTAGCGTTGAGTCATCTACCTCAATGATATTATCGTCCGCACTAGAACGAACCATAGGAAATTTTTGCATCTTTATAAAACAAGAGTATTTCTTTTTAAATCATTAAAACGCAATTAAATATATTATTTGTATTTAAATATTTTATCAACTGATACTATTATATATGCTTCTATCGATTGATGTAGGGTTAAAAAATCTGGCTTTATGTGGTCTTCACGAAAATAAAATAATAATTTGGAAAATGGTTAATTTAACCTACGGAACAGATCCATGTACCTCTTTAATAAAAGAGATGGATGAATTGACAGATACCATTCAGGGAAGTACAATCGTTATTGAACGCCAAATGACGCGCAAAATGACAAATATTCAGTGCTATTTAGAAATGTATTTTCGTCTAAAAGGGCATTCTGTTATTATTTATAGTCCTAAACATAAACTAGCAGGTACTGGAAAAGAATATAGTGGGGCTGGAAAAGGACTCTATCATGCCCGTAAGAAGGCATCGGTTCAATTATGTAAAGAATGGTTGGATAAGTATCCGCAAGAGGAACAATGGATTCAAGACCTATGGCGAACAACAAAGAAGAAAGACGACATCTCCGATGCATTGATGATGGCAATTGCCTATCAGGAAAATCCCCTTCCAGATGTAGCGTTAAACATCAAAAAAGTCATGGCTCGAAAACCAACAGCTGCTCAAGAAAAAAAGGGCAAATACACACAAAGTAGTATTAAATATTTATTATTACAAATAGAAAAAGAAAAAGGAACCGATTCAATCAATAATGAAGCCAATCTTTCTAAAAAATTAATAAATTCAATTCGATTATTTTGGCCTGATTTACAAACATGTTTAAACAGTCTTGAAATTATAAAAATACAGCGTGTCTCTTTAGACTCATAATCTTATCTAACTTGGCTTTTGTAACGGGAGATTGTTCGTGTAAATCCATCATTAAGCAATTTAAATGCATTTTAAGAAGTTTTTTCAATATAGCTAATGTTGAATTACCAATTGTAACATTAAACTCCTTTAATACTTTAATGATGTCATTTGTTGAAAATATTTCTTGTTTTTTACTGTTAGAAATAATAATATAAGATATTTCCATATAAGATAATATATTACCCTTTGCTGACTCTTTTTTCCCTTTTCCTCCGCTGATTTCAGGTCGCGCTATTTGATTTTTGAAATCAATGTCTAATGTACGCTGATATTCTTCACCAGTGTAAGCACCTGAGTTCGCACCAAAGTATTCGGCATCAATATGATAACTTCCCCCAACTTGTTTATTTTGTTTAGGGTAGCATTTATTTTGAATATACTCTAGAGAACTTTTTAAATGACGGGGTTTAATAACTGGTTTTAAAGGATCTTGTAGACGAGCCGTTGTAGCAACCATTGCGCAAATATTATACATTAACGTATATACATGATACGCTACTTCTGATACAAGGGGCTCGCTTATTTCTATTTTGTTTTTTTTTAATAAATTATATAACGGCGAAGTAATTGACATTTCCATTATTAGTATAAAAGATAAATATATACTTTCAATTAAAATAACAATTAAAGATATGAAATAATAATATATTATTTGTACAGAGATGCAAGGTGATTATTTTGCGGATTTTTCACCAATTGAACCAACACAATCGCTAAATGGTCGTGTAAATATTTTAAAAAAAGGCGCCCTTGAAATTCCTAATTTTCAACAAAAACAAGTTGATAATAAAATGTTTTATTCTGAAGCATTAGTGGGCGGATTTGAACCAACACCCGTAAGTAATTTATTCTTTTCATGTAATAATATTGATGTTTTACAAGATGGAATACGTTATGCGATTTATAAACGATCCGGAGGAAAGTATACCATTGGTAGACAAAGCGATCATGATCTTAAAATTGTAATGAGATCTATTTATTTACAATATTCGCGTAATTTACCTACCAATGTGGTTGAACAGGTTCGTGAATTGAACGGTAGAGTATTAGAATGGACTGTTAATGAAGTCTTAAGCAATTTAAAACAATATGAAGTATATCGTAAAGATGCAAGTACCTTACCGATGCCAATGGAATATGGTCCATTAGTCACTCAAAAGGGTACCAAAACATTAGAAACAAAAATGTTTGTTTAAAATTAAGAGATTCAATGGCAACTACCAATCCCGATGGTACATTGTCAAAATTAACTGCGGATGAAAGAAAAAAAATAGATAAGGAACGTGCTAATTACTTTAAAGGTAGTATTTCAGTCATGGTTATCTATGGAACATTTATCCTTGGTTTAGCATTAATTGGTATTTTTTCACCTTCTGGAAAACAATTCATATTTGAAGAAAACTTCGCTTTTACAGCCACATTTATTGGTGGAACATTGATTGTAATTATGCTATTAATAATTCAATTATTATCTTATAAACCACCCAGAAAAGATGTTGTTCGTACAGACGCATTATCATGCCCTGATTATTGGGTATTAAAGAAAACTACACCTGAAATGAAAAGACAAGTAAATAAACCTGTACAAAATTGGAGTGAGTATTATTGTGAAGCACCAAGCTTCATGGTTGGTATTGGAACAACAAATTTACTTGGCACTGGAACTGCTACAACTCTTGATAAAAATTATACAGGTATGATTGAAAAATTTAACTATGTAGGAGGGTTAACAACAGGTGGATTAGTTGATTCATCCGTTCAAATGAAATGTAACCGTATTTTCCCAGATTACATGAATTATGAAGATGAAAAAGCATACCCAGATAAACCAAATACATTACGCTGTAAGTTTATCGAAAAATGCTCTGAAAATCAAAAAGATAAAATTAGTTGGTCAAGTGTATGCCCATCTTAAAAATTTGAAAGTTTCTTTTTTAACTGTTTTAATAGATTTAAAACGTTCTCTTTATAATTAGAACAAAGTAACAATGCGTGTTCTTAAACGTAACGGTGAATACGAAAATGTTTCCTTTGATAAAGTCCTGAATCGTATTGTCAATTTGTCGAACGGTCTTGATGGGGTTCAACCTGATGAAATTGCCCAAAAGATTTGCGCACGTATTTATGATGGTGTAAAAACTTCTGAACTAGATGAACTTACTGCTACAACATGCAGCACAATGAGTACAGTTCACCCTAATTATGGACGATTGGCTGCTAATATTATTATCAGTAATCTACACAAAAATACACCTAGTACTTTCAGCGAAGCAATTGAAGAGCTTTACACTTGTAAAGATAACAATGGTGATCTAATGCCACTTGTTAGTGATGAACTTTATGAGATTACAATGAAATATAAAGACCAAATTAATGAGAAAATTGACGTTTCTCGCGATTATCTATTCGATTACTTTGGATACAAAACACTTGAACGCGCATATCTTCAAAAAGCAAATGGAAAAATCATTGAACGACCCCAATACATGTGGATGCGTGTATGTATTGGAATCCACGGTTACGATCTAGTAAACGCATTCGATATGTACGATTCAATGAGTGTTCGTGAATATACCCATGCCACTCCTACCCTTTTCAATGCGGGTACACGTCATTCTCAAATGAGTTCATGCTTTCTTCTAGAAGTTAAAGATGATAGCGTCGATGGAATGTATGACAGCGCGAAGGATTGTGCGATGATTTCTAAATATGCTGGTGGTATTGGTATGAATGTACATAAAATTCGTTCAAGAGGATCGGTGATTCGTGGTACTAATGGTAAATCAACTGGTTTGATCCCATACCTTCGCGTAATGAACCAAACACTTCTACATATTAACCAAGCTGGTAAGCGTAATGGTAGTGCGGCAATTTATCTAGATCCTTCTCACCCAGATGTATTTGAATTTGTATGCCTACGCCGTAATACTGGTGCGGAAGAAGAGCGTTGCCGTGATCTATTTATTGCCCTTTGGATTCCTGATCTATTTATGAAACGTGTAAAAGCAAATGAACAATGGTCTCTTTTCTGCCCATTTGAAGCACCTGGACTAGAAGATGTTTATGGTGACGAATATGAGGCACTTTATACTAAATATGAAGCTGCTGGCAAAGCGAAACGTGTTGTAAAAGCTCAAGATCTTTGGATGGAAATTCTAAAAAGTCAGATCGAAACAGGTGGTCCCTATATGCTTTATAAAGATCCCTGCCAAAAATCAAACCAAAGTAACCTAGGTGTTATTAAATGTTCAAACCTATGTAGTGAAATCCTAATTTACAGTTCACCCACTGAGTATGGTGTATGTAATCTTGCGTCCATGGTACTACCTACATTTATTGAATACGATGGTGAAGGAAAACCCAGCTTTGCCTTCCGTCGTTTCCACCGAGTGGTAAAGAAAGTAGTTTACAATATGGATAAAGTAATTGATCGTAACTTCTATCCAACTCCTGAGACGAAACGTTCCAATATGCTTCACCGTCCGATTGGTGTAGGTATTCAAGGTCTAGCAGATGTATATATGATGATGCGCTTTCCATATGAAAGTCAAGAGGCGGCTGATCTAAATAGAGATATTTCTGAGACAATGTACCATGCGACACTTGAAGCATCCATGGAAATTGCGAAAAAACGAGGAGAAATGATTGAAGAACTTGATAAAATCTATATGGGTGATTATGATTCTGATAAATATGCGAATATCTTCACATGTACTGAGGAAACAAAAATGACAACTCATAAAGGTGCCTATAGTTCATTCTCTTCTAGCCCAGCCGCAAAGGGTATTCTACAATTTGATATGCATAATATTACACCCAAAATCTATGATTTTGATAAACTAAAAGAAGAGATTAAAAAATATGGTCTACGTCATTCCCTATTGATCGCACTGATGCCAACAGCAAGCACCAGTCAAATTATGGGTTATACTGAATCATTTGAAGCCCTAACATCAAATATTTATCAACGTCGTACACTCGCAGGTGAATTTACGATTGTTAATAAATACCTGATCCAAGATCTAATCAACCTTGGTCTTTGGAGTCGGGATATGAAAGATCGTATTATTGCTGGTGAGGGAAGCATTCAACATATTCAAGAAATCCCAACAACAATTAGAGAACTATACAAGACTGTTTGGGAAATCAGTCAAAAATCTACAATTAATCAATCCGCAGATCGCACACCTTATGTATGCCATACACAGTCTCTAAATCTATACATTGAAGACGCTACATTTAGCAAACTAACCAACATGCATTTCTATAGTTGGTCTAAAGGTCTAAAGACAGGTCTCTACTATCTACGCACTCGTCCTCGTGCCAAGACTATGGCATTTACAATTGATCCTTCTATGATGAAAAACACGATCAAAGAAAAGGCAGATCAAGAAGCAATTATCGCTTGTCGTCGTGATAACCAAGATGAATGCCTCATGTGTTCCGCATAAACAAATATTATAGTATAAGCATTTATTCATACATTATTATTTTTATTATTAATATGATACATTATATTTAAATTTATTATTTTTTATTTTATTTTCTATAATCTAATAGATTCTATAAATTTAGGATACTTCTTAGAAATCAAAAACTTTCCTAGCTTTTAAAATTTTAAAAAATCCCGCGCGGAAGTTTATGGACTGCTCCAAAATTCATGCTCCTCGTAATATAAAATTAGTTTAAACATTATTTTTCTCTAGTTATTATAGTAACAGCTAAAAACATGGCTCTTGGAAATCCTAAGATTACATGTGAATTATGCGCAAGTGTTTTCTATAAACCTTTCAATTTAAGACGACATATGGTAAACATACATGGTTGTACATACGATGAATGTATAACTCGGAATATATACCCTATTAACTCAAATACTATATCTAATAACTCAAATAATATATCTATAAACTCTAATAATATACCTATAAACTCTATTAATATACCTTCTAACAATGATATTATACTAAATGATAACGATAATAATTATAACTGTCTTAAATGTAATAAACATTTTACAAGACAGTGGAATTTAAAAAGACATGAAGCATTGTGTAAAGGTAATATAGATACACTTGCTTGTGAATATTGTAATAATAAATTTGCTTTTTTATCTTCTAAATATAGACATTATAAAATCTGTATAGCTAAAAAAAATATAGATTCTACTTCTTTAATTATTCCAGAACCGGTAGTGCAAAATGTACCTATTATAACAAATAATATTGATACACAGAATATACAAACACAAAATAATATAAATACACAAAACAATAATCAAAACATCATTCTAGTATACAATCCAGAGAATATGGAGTTTATAAAGGATCATATTGGTGAAGAAGCCGTCGAATACATCAAGGGTCTATATCCAAAAGTAGATAGACGCATCGTAATGGATTATAGCAAACGTATATTAAATTTACCTGAAAATCAATGTATTAAAAAGGATGATCTAAAATCAGGGCATTCAAAGGTTCATATAGGTGATAATGAATGGGAAAAAATAACAGATAATTCTATATATCCAAAGCTAGCATGTACAATGGCAAATAATATGTCTGATTATTTATACACTAAAAGAAATAATTTACGAAAAGAAACATTTGATAAAATAATAAGTTTTGTAGATTACATGTCTGATGAGGGATATATTAATACAGAAGACAAGGATAAAGAGAAAAAAATACTTCAAGAATTTAAATCATTCGTAAGAGAATTAAAACTAATTGTATTTAATAAAACAAAGAAAAAATAAATATCTATTTAATATTTTTTAATACTTTATAAATTAATAAAGCATAAACATATTATTCTTTCTTATAGATTAAAGAAGGGAAGGTACTATGTCGCCAAACAGTATAATACATACTGAATTACCTTATATTATAATTTTAGACTGGGATGGTACAATAGCAGGTCGTGTCGATTATCAATCTCAAAAACATGCTATGTATCAACAATTTAAGAAATATGGATTAAAAGTCAAACAAGATAGTAAAATTCCTAAAGCTTTTCTATCCACACAAAATTTAATTCGCCCAGGGTTTGCTAGTTTTATTCATGAAATAAATCAATATTTTAATGAAAATGTATATTTTTTTATATATACAGCAAGTGAAAAAAACTGGGCATATAAAGAGATTCAATGGGTAGAAAAAGCACACGGAGTTAAGTTTCAACGCCCTATATTTACACGCGATGAATGCCTAACTGATATTGGCGGAAATTATCGTAAATCATTAAATCATATATTTCCCCGTATTATTCGTTCTTTAGGACGTCATCCAGCATTTACAAAAACAGAAAAAGAAGAAATTCTAGAAAATCGTATTTTAATTATTGATAATAATGCCGTTTATAATGATGCTGAAAGTAAATTACTAATATGCCCTGATTATAATTATACAGTTTTTGAAAATTTATTAGAAGACATCCCTGTATCTTATTTGAAACATCCACAAGTTCGTAATTATATTCTATCTTTAACAAATTCTGGTATGTTATGCCCATTTTTTACAAGTCCAGATGTAAATCATATTATGTTTAAAAAGTATGAATGGTTAGCCTTAAAATGTCGCACTATTACAGAAGGAAATCGTATTTATATAAAAGATACATTTTTTCCATATTTGACAAAGCTTGTTATTAAAAATAATTTAAAATCATTTACAAAAAATGTGATTAAACAACTCCAAGAAGCTGTTTGGAAAAAAGCAGAAAAAAATAAATAAAAACGTAAATGTAAAACATAAAACTTTATTTCATCCATGTAATTCAAATATAGGTATTTTACCATTACCTTTACATGAAGGTCGTTTTGGTATTTCTTTGTATTCCCACCATTCTGATCCATCATATTCAGCTCTTTCTATCCAGAATGTTTCTCCAACTAATTGTAATGTCATATTAATTTTGTTTATTCCATAGGATGAGTCATAATTAATATATGCGGATTCTTCAACAAATTGTTCTGTAGACCATTCTATACAACCTTCTTCGTTATTTTTAGAAGTTATAACATAAATAATATCAGCAAATGTTTTATCATATTTTTTTAAAATTTCAAGAGTTTCTTTTAATAAATTTTGTCTCTTCATTGTGAAGATAGTCGTCATAAGATAAGTAAGTAAGTAAATATCTAAATCTATAAGTAAGTTATAATAATATAACTATAAAAAATGAGACATCTATATAAAGTTATAATATCATTATTTATAAGTACATATATTTTCTTTCAGATAAACAAATACAATGATTATCACAATTGATGGAAACATTGGTTCTGGTAAGAGTACACTTCTTGAAAATCTAAATAAAAATAATTTTGAAATAGATTTGGAACCTGTAAAGGATTGGGAACCATTTTTAACTGATATGTATGAGAATAACCGTGATGCATTTGAATTTCAAATTAAAGTGTGGACAGATCGTTGTTTTATACCAGATTATCCAAAGAATAAAATTACATGTGTTGAACGATCAGCACATTATCAATGGTATGTATTCTCTATTGCTAATTTTAACAATAATAAACTAAATGAACGCCAAATGAACATTTTAGCTACTTTGTACCAGCGACCTAGTTTTAAACCAGATCTAATGATTTATCTTCGTTCTGATCCACAAAAATGTATGGAGAGAATTCATAAACGCCATCGTAATTGTGAATTGGGATTGTCTTTTGAGTATGTGAATCATCTTCACGAACTTCATGAACTCGCATATTTAAATTTGACACATCAACATCGTGTATGCGTTGATATTGAAGGAAAAGAAATTGAAGAAATTAATAAAGAAATTAATGATATAATTAAAAAATATACACATATATATAATTCAATTAAACATGAACAATGGTAATCAATAATCATATAAAAATATTATTTTATTAAATTAAAAAATTGACATAATCAACTTTTTCTTTTTTTGTAACAGGATATAAGAACAATGCCTCCTAAGGAAGCCCAAGAAAAGTACAAGAAACATGAGCTACGGGATCATATTTATGAATTACCAGATACATATGTTGGTTCTGTAGAACGCACTGTTCTTAAAACGTTCATTTATAGTGATGAAGCTAAGAAAATGGTTGAACAAGAGATCGAATACGTCCCAGGGCTGTATAAAATCTTTGACGAAGTATTGGTAAATTCATTGGATCAAACTGCTCGCCTAAAATCTGAAATCGCCAATGGTAAAAAAGATGTAAAACTCGTTAAAACTATTAAAATTAACGTAGACCAAAAAACCGGCTATATTGAGATTATGAATGACGGCGATGGTATTGATATCGAAAAACATGCCAGTTATGAAAATATTTGGATCCCCGAACTTATTTTCGGTGAGCTATTAACTTCAACAAACTACGATACTGGTGAAGAAAAGCTATGGGGTGGAAAAAATGGATATGGTGCGAAATTGGCAAATATCTTTTCGGAGGAGTTTACGGTTGAAACAGTCGATCATCGTCGAGAACTTTACTATAAACAGCGTTTTTATCAAAATATGAAAAAGAGAGACGCTGCGAAAGTTAAGGCGTTTAAAAAACAACCTTATACATCGATTCGATTTTTGCCAGATTACAAGCGTTTTGGTCTAGAACATATGACAGATGATATGTATCAACTATTCAGAAAACGCGCATACGATGCTTGTGCTACAACCGATGCTGGAATCGCTGTATATTTCAATGATGTTAAATTGGAAGCAAAAGATTTTGAGAAATATGCCGATTTGTATCTAGGAAGTAAAGATGAGCGCCCTCGTGTTTATGAAAGTTGTACAGACAGATGGGAAGTTGTTGCGACTTTCTCGGAATCAGGACAGTTTGAGCAAGTATCCTTTGTAAATGGTATTAATACTCTACGGGGTGGAAAACATGTGGAATATCTAACAAACCAAATTACTAAAAAACTATCCGAAATGGCGTCATCGAAGAAGAAAAAGGATGTTAAAGTACAGCACATCAAGGATAACCTAACTATCTTTGTGAAAGCATCGATTGTAAATCCATCCTTTGATAGTCAAAGCAAGGAAACGCTTACAACGCAAGCCTCTAAGTTTGGATCAAAATGCGAGCTAAGTGATAAGTTCTTTGATAAACTTTATAAAACAGGTATTGTGGATAAAGCCATCAGTCTAACTGATTTCCACGAACAAAAGAAAGTTGCTAAAACAGATGGTAAGAAGACCAGTCGTGTATTGATTCCTAAATTGGATGATGCGAACAAAGCAGGTACAAAAGATAGTGCTTCCTGTACGCTTATTTTGACAGAAGGAGACTCCGCAAAGACGATGGCAATTGCTGGATTAAGTGTTATCGGTCGCGATCGTTATGGTGTATTCCCTCTTCGTGGTAAAATTCTAAATGTAAAAGATGCGCCATTGAAAAAGATTAGCGAAAATGAAGAAATTACAAATCTCAAGAAAATCCTGGGTCTAACTCAAGGAAAAGAATACAAAGATATTAGCGATTTGCGCTATGGTAAGATTATGATTATGACAGATCAGGATCATGATGGTTCTCATATCAAGGGTCTTCTATTCAATGTATTTCAATCGATCTGGCCTTCCCTTTACAAAATGCCAACATTCCTAAATTCGATGTTGACCCCAATTATTAAAGTAACCCATAACAATGGTCAAAAAATATCATTCTATAGCATTACAGATTTCGATAATTGGAAAACAGAAACTGAAAAGACACCTCCAGGAATGCGTCCATGGACAATCAAATACTACAAAGGATTGGGTACTTCCACCGCAGAAGAAGCTAAAGATTATTTCCGCGACATGAAGGTAACCGAATATGTTTATACTGGTCAAACATCCGACGATAATTTGGATCTAGCATTTAATAAAAAGCGCGCTGATGATCGTAAAGCATGGTTGATGAAATACAATCGTGATATTATCCTAGATTATGGAAAACGCGAAATCCCCTTTGAAGAATTTATTCATAAAGACTTCATCCATTTCAGTAATCGTGATTTGGAACGCAGTATTCCTAACCTATGTGATGGTCTTAAGGAGAGTCAACGTAAAATCATGTTCGGTTGCTTTAAGAGAAAACTATACAACAAAGAAATCAAGGTTGCCCAGCTATCTGGATATATCTCAGAAGTCAGTGCTTATCATCATGGTGAAACTTCTCTACAAGAAGCCATTATCAATTTGGCTCAAAACTATGTAGGCGCAAATAATATTAATTTAATGCAGCCGCTGGGTCAATTTGGTACTCGTATTCAAGGTGGTAAAGATTCAGCTTCTCCCCGTTATATTTACACACTGCTTTCGGATCTAGCTCGTAAAATTTATAAACCAGAGGATAACGCAATTCTAAAACGCCTAGAAGACGATGGCAAACCCATTGAGCCAGAATATTATATTCCAATTATTCCAATGATTCTAGTAAATGGAGGACTTGGTATTGGTACTGGATTTTCAACCAATATCCCTCAACATAACCCTACTGATGTAATTCAGCAATGTATGAAACTAATTGACGCACTTGATAAACAAGAAGCCATTTTGAACAAGGAGAATGTTGAAGCCATGTATAAAATTATTGAAAAAACTCGTCTCAGTGAAATTCATCCATGGTATCTAGGATTCAAAGGTACCATTCTCCCTGGAAAAGAGGGAACTTATCAAAGCAGAGGTGTATGGACATGGATTGATGATCAAACCATGGAAATTTCAGAATTGCCAATTGGAACTTGGACAGAGAATTACAAAGATTTCCTTATGGAGATGGTTGCGAATAACAGCCCTACTCTAAAGAACTTTGAAAATCATTATACAGATACACATGTTAAATTTATTCTAAAATTCTATCCAGGTGTACGCCGCGCGGTTGAACTAAATTTTGAAACTGAATTCAATATGGTTTCATCTAAAAATCTAAATCTAAACAATATTCATTTGTATAGCGAAGAAGGGGCTGTACAAAAATACAAGGATACTCAGCATATTATTAAAGAGTGGTCGAAGGTTCGTCTATTGAAGTATTATGAGCGTAAGAAATATCAACTCAAGGAGCTTGACAATAAGTACAAATTGGTAAGTGCGAAGGTTCGCTTTATTCAAGAAATTATTGATCAAACACTTGATATTATGAATCGTAAAGAAAAAGATGTGGAAGAAGATTTGTTACAGAAAGGCTATCCTAAATTGATTGAAAAAGTGGCTGCGGATGAAGAGGATGAAACAGAGGAAGAGAAAACAGCAATTACTGCCAATTATGACTATCTAACAAGTATGCCAATTCGCCAGCTAACCTTTGAGAAGAAACAAGAACTTGACAAAGAAGCAAATCGTTTAGATATGTTGATTAAAGAATTGAAAGCAAAGACAATTCAACAAATATGGAAAGAAGAACTTAACGAACTCAGTCTCACATGGGAAAGTTACCGCAAAGATATGGAATCCTATTATGAACATGGAAAGGAGCCTACAAAAGCTATGAAAGCAGCCCCTACAAAAGCACCCAAAGCAGTGGCAAAAGTACCCAAGGCTAAAAAATAAAATAAACAACACTCTTCTACAATCTACGTACTACTTAATTCTGTCAGTTGATTATTACAACATTTTTATATTTTTTATTACACCAATGAAGATTTAAAACGCATATATAGTTTTGCTTTAAATGTATATAAAGAACTTGGCATATTTTTATAAAATGTCATGCCATTACAACAAACTCACGGAGATCATGAACGACTTAGCAAAAGACATTATGACCATTCCTGACCTTCAAACACAAGTGCCACTCCTACAAGAGTTTGACAAAGTACGCACACCAGTCTTCAAGATCCTTGATACACTCCAAGAAGCAAAGGAAAATGTAAGACCCGAGACATCCGTATCTTTGCCAGATGTTGTGATCAAAGCCAAGTTGGAAACGAATCGTCTAATTGTTCAAAAATCATGGGATTACGCAAAGAGTCTTACATCCTTGTCGAGTGAATACAGAGACATGGTGCATGATTTTATCCATGTCTACGCATGCACTATGCTCTCATCATTTATGATTGTAGATGGAAAATGTCTAACAACAGAGGTTACATTTCGCAACGTTGCCTTTGGAAAATTCAAGTTTGATCGCATGACTGTAGAATTAGCATAATCATTCTAGTTGATTGATTATTACAATTGTTTTTATATTTTTTCTATTAAAATAAAAAAGTTGATTATTTTAAATTATAATAAAATATACCCAATACGTAAACACTCACATACACAAACGAAAACAATCTCATCTTCGGCGGTTAACTCAACGTACCTATTATCCAAATGATTAAGAAGAACTTTATCATGGATCAAAATACGGTAACCAAACATATCGCAGCAAAAAGGACAGCGCTGGAAGAAGCAAAAATTGCTGCTGCTGAGGCATGGGAAAATATGGAAAATTCCAAGAGGTCTAGACTATTGGGTCTATATGAGGATATGCATTACGACCATTCAGCGGGTTACAGCTATGCGAAACGAAACGACTCTGAATATGGAATTTGGGAATATTATTTGGATAACGCAAATGAGCTATGGAAGAAGTATGGACATAATTAGGCAGAAAAATATAAAACACAAAAAAGAAAATATAAAATTTTTATAATTTAAAATTCTAATAAATTAGTTAAAAATAAATCAAGTAAAGTTTTTAATAAATGATTCAATACCGCATGCGTTCCCTTGTAGTAGATATGGATGGTGTAATTTTTCAACATCCAAGATTATCTAAAATGGTAAACGAACGAGCTGTTGAATTTACAAGAAAATCAATAAATCCCTATATGTCATCTATAAAAGCAAAAAATATTAATGAAACTCTTTATAAAAATTTTGGTCATACAGCTTTAGGAATTCAAGAAGTATATAATCCATCAATTACTATTAAAAACTTCTGTGACTATGTTTATGATAAACAATTTTTAGAATTAATGGATACAGTTGAAAAAGATAAAATCTTTTACGAAAATAGTATTGATGTTAAAGAGATTTGTAATTTATATATAAAATATAATAAGCCATTTTACATTTTTAGTAATGCTCCAGTTAAATGGTGTAAGAATGCTCTTGAAATGATGGATATTAAAATGGAAGATGAAAATATTATAGGATGCGATTCAATTATTTATGGTAGTGATATAATGTGTTTAAAGCCTATGAAAGAGACCTATAAAAAACTAAGCCAATATATTGAAGATAAAGATGGGTATCCGTATAAAACACAATTTATTTACATTGATGATCAGTTATGTAATTTAGTTCCGATTATCGAAAATCCATATTGGAAACCAATTTGGTATAATCCATCTAATTATATTTTTTCAAATAAATTAGCAACATTAACAGATATTAAACAATTGCGATTTATTTTTTAAAAATTGCTTTTAATTTTTTTAATATATATTTTTTTATAATAGCTTGATTATATAATTGAATACTTAAGTAATCCATTTTACCAGATGATTCACCTGATGTAATTCTAAAAGATGGATCCACTTCTTTAATTAAACTGCCCTTATTTTGTAATATATATTGATTTATCCATTGAACACCTAATAATAAATCGGGTATAGCATTCATTGTATCAACTAGATCCACATCTAATGGGTTTCTTCTAGTAAAAGTTATATCATTAAATATAACTTTCTTTGTTACACCATATTTATAAGGATTTGCAGATTTTAAAGTTAAGGTATATGAAGGTTCCGATTTAGGGGTTTTTTGTATATATATATTGATCTGTAAATTATATTTACTATTTATGAAATAAGCTGTTAGATGTTCTTTCTCGAAATTTATTTCTTGAAAATTATCAAGGTTTTTAATAAAATTTTCTGTTATTTCTTCAATATCATTTTTAGTACGGATTTTATAACTATTTTTTTTTGAATATTGTGTTGCGAATGTTTGAATAGTATCTGGTAAAAATCCAGTTTTTAGTGTAAAACGATCAGCAATATTCATGCTATGTTTTAGTCTTTCATGAAAATAAAATAGGTTTTTATGTCCACTCATTGATATAACTCTTTTTACATCTTCAGGTATATCAAAAACGGTTGGTAGAACACCAAGAGAATTTGGTTTATTTTTTTGAACAGCATTTGATAAACGTTCAATTAAAAATGGCTTAGTTCCTTCGGTTGATAAGTTCAATGCTGCAAGACTATTGCGTAATTCAGAAACTTTTAATTTTTGATATCCACTCATCTTTATTTAAAACAAACTATTATTATTATTATATATGCCACTTTATATTCGTAAGTTGCCATGTGTATCCGGATGGATGATTGATGAAAAACAAATTCCAAAAAATATAGCCCTATATAATCCTAGTAAAGCAGGTCCTTATACATATATTCGTCAAACAGAATATATGACTTCTGGGGAACAAAATAGTATGCTAATCCATGACGAGCGTAATGGTAAGGTAACTAACATTGATAGTCCATATGATAAGATGCCAAAGACATCCAATTTATTTCGTGGTATTGAAGATTTACGTTTATGTGAATTTGAGGGAAGATATTGGTTTGGTGGAACATCGACCCACATTTCAGATAATATGAATAATGAGCTTGTAGTGGGTTATTTTAATAAGGATATGACCAGTGTTGAAAAAGTTCAAATGGTTGATATTGGATCACGTCCTGTAAAAAATGTCATTCCATTCGTGTATAAAGGAAAACTATGTTTCCTAGATGTATTTTTACGTAAAATATATGAACTAAAAACAAACGAAGATACAAAAGAATGGTATATGGAAACATTCTTAATGCTTACACCAGCAGCAGGTGTATCTACTGAAGATTATCGTGGTTCAAGCCCACCCGTACATTTACATGGATCTATTTATGGATGTATTGCTCATGATATTATCTTTAATGATAATAAACGCCTTGTAACTCGTTTAAGTTACCTTCATCATTGGATTGAATTTGATATTGAAACAGGATATGTAACTTTTATATCGACCCCTTTTTGGTTGGCGCATTGGGGGATTGAGTATGTAAGTGGTATTGAAAAAGACAAAGATGGAAAAATAAATGTGTTTATGGGTGTTCAAGATAAGCTACCAATGAAATGTGTAACAACCTTATCTGATTTACGTGTTGGTAAATAAAATAGTTTAATTTAAACTACAATTTAAGTTTATTTTGAAATTCTTTAAAGAAACTAAAGCGTTGATCATTACCTCCTGATATACGCATGGGTGTGGGTGGAGCAAATTCCGGAATATTATTAAAACGTGTTCTCTTTTGTGTCTCGTCAACTTGGGAAAATGATCTTTCTCTTTTTTCTTTTTGTACTAATTGTACTTGTTGTTGTGCTTGTTGTAATAGTAACTGTGCTTGTTGTCGTAATTTTAGCTGTTCTAACTTTTCATTTTCGATTTGTACTATTAATTCTTTTTTGGCTTCTTGCGCGATAATTATTTCTTCTGGTGTAGGTGATGGTTTTGAAATGGTTTGATGATAGTCTCTTAAATCTTGTTTTTTATAAATGGATTCAAAAAAATCGATAACTAAATTAGATTTTATTAAATCTTCTGTTATTTGCGAATCAAGAGAATGTCTACCATATACAATGTTATCATAACCACCTCCATTTAACGAAGATGGATATTGTTTTTGTAATTCACTTATTTGATTAAAGTATCTTTTAAGACTATGTTTATTTGATTTAAAATAATTAAATGCATCTCTATTCTTATCTCTATTGGTTGTTATTTCTATTTTATCATAAGAATCTGTATAAAAATCCATTGTATCTTTCAAAGAATCTTTTTCAATACCGTAGATTAAGCATACAATTAACATTTTAAAATCTATTGTACTAAACATATAACCATTATCCTGTTTAATAATTTCATAGAATTGTTTATATATTGATGTTCCATTAGAGTCTTTGTATTCAAATTTATTTAAGTTATCAATCAATGATTTTATATAATTATAATCGATCTCTAAAGTTTCAGGTGTATAATTCACATTTAATATATCATTATTGTCTTTTAATTGTTTAAAATTATTATAGTTAATATTTTCACTTAATTTACTGATATATTTATTTAATTGTTCTTTTGCGTTATTTAAAAACGAAATATATATATTTAAAATTAATTTAAATATTAAAATAAGACTAAAATCAGACTGGTTTAATAATGAATGTTGTACTGTAATTAAATGATTTAAAATTTTTGAATAATTAGGGGTAATTTTAGTTAATTTATCATTTAAATATTTATTAAAACCGGATGATAGTGTTGGCATTACTAATGGGGTATAGCCTGGTAAATTTGTAACATGAACACAGGCATTTTTCACATTTTCAAAAATACGATCATGAATTGTTGCAATTGTTTCTTGTCTAATATAATTATCAGTACCTAAATGTACAGAAACGGTACGAATATGAGAGTATATATGGGTTTGAATACATGGAACTCCGATTAATCGTGCTATAACAGCTGCCATATTATCGTGTGTAACAAATATAAATCGTTTACCATCACTGGCATGTTTTTTATTTAAATAATATGTATACATTATCTGAGAGGAATCCATTAATCGTTTAAAATCAAATACATGTTTACCATAATCAACTGATGTTAAAGAAGATGGTAAACCAGTAATTTCTTGAAATCTTGCTAATAATATTTTTTGAACTGTATTTGGATTCTTTTTAACAGAAGCATCAATAAGTTCACTATATTTAGATACACCAAATTCACTTGGAATTGTTTCACTTATTTTGATTTCACGTACTTTTGTATCTTTTATATATTTTGAATTCCAATATATTTTATCATTTATAATTTGAAAATTATCTAAGGCAATGTGATTTAAAATACATTTTTTAGGATTTACATATGTTTCTTCTTCCTGACTAATTATATTCTGAATATTAACTGTAAATTCTAATTCTTCGTTATGATAATTTGAAGGGTGTATTTTTGGTTGATGAAAATCGTCAAAGAAACCCGCTGTTCCTTTATATATTTCACTGTTACTATCTACAAAAATATCATTTCCAATGGTTGAAACGTCAATGACAAAATTGATATTTTTATCTTTAAAAGTTTCATTTCTCTGAACAATCTTTCTTAGTGTTTCTAGAAATAAATTTGGTTGATTTCTTTTATATAGATCGATTAAAGCTTTTTTATTTCCAATAATTACTTCAAAGTTATCCATGATTCCATTGTCAGAGGAAGATAATGATGACCAATCTAATTCTGGTTCTGTTAAATTGCTGTTAAAATATTCGTGATATATATCTTTAAAAGCTTTATCAATACCATATTCAGTATTTTTAATTATATATAATACTTTACTATAAATTTTATTTCTAGTTTCATCTGTCATAGGTTGATTTTTAGCTTTTTCTAAAAGTTCTAAATATTTCTTAACAATGGTATCAATTTGTTTTGGAGTTAAACTACTACGACTTCCTGCGAAATCATGTAAGTTATCCGCAATACTTGCGGCGGCAAGCATTAATAGTTTTTCATCTATTATTGTATTATCTTTTAAACAATATACGTCTTTTTCAGCTTTTGTTAATAAAACAATGGGTTTTATAGGTTTCGATTTAATAATTGTTTGTTGTCTAGAAGATAACTTTGGTGGAGCACTTTGTACTCTTGGAGGCATATTTATCTATAAACAACTTCTTATTTTTATCACATATATTAAAAATTTATCACGCTTAGTTTATAAAGAGATTCACTATGAAATTTAATAAATTATTAAATGAGACAAGCTCTACCTTTAAAGAGCCTTTATTACAGCATTCTATATTGCCTTATAAATATTGGAAAAAATATATAAAGCATAATAAAAATAATTTAAATACACAAACTATTTTACAAGAATTAATCCATCAATGTCATAATACAGATCAAATATTTATACATGAATTAAATGATCGTATGCATACACCTAAAAATTTATGTCCATGTTTTTCAAAGAATAAAATACAGATAGATAACGGGAATGATAAAGATTTAATTACTTTTAGTGAAATAAATCAACAAGCTCTATATAAAATATGTAAAAAACTTCAAAAAAATGGTGCCACAGATCTGATGAAGTTTTATACAAACGCAAAAACAAAAAGAGCATTTAAATTCCTAGGAAATCATGAATTAATGTATTTAAAATTAATGCAGGATGAACCACCAGAGTGTCCTATTTGTATGGATGAAACATCCCTACCATTAATGATACTTGATTGTGAACATTATATATGTTTAAATTGTATTATACAAATGACGAATATAAATAAAACAAAAGGAACCTTATATAATCGTTTATTAATAGGTTTGGCTAATTTTTCATGTCCAATGTGTCGATCTCATAAACCTATTATAAAAATAGATAAGTACCATTTTTATCCAAAACAACCAAAAAATATATTAAATTAAATAAAAAATTAGGACATAAATAAAACAGATTTAAAAATTTTATGTTATTTTGTTATAGCTATTAATCAAACTGGATAAATTTTCACTTTCTGCTACATCAATTGAATATCAGAAAAAAGAAAATGTATATGAAAATATTATCAGTTATTTATCAGAAACCAAGCAGATTGAGGAAAGTATCTATTTTTTAGATATTGGTGAAATAGAACGGCTTCATGGAGTATGGACAGAACGATTTACTAATATTTATCCATATTATGCGATTAAATGTAATCCAGATATTGGGTTTATAAAAAAACTAGCAGAACTTGGAACAAACTTTGATTGTGCTTCCATTGCTGAAATAGACCGTGTACTGTCATTAGGTATTGATCCGGAACGAATTATATTCGCAAATCCTTGTAAACGTCAAAGAGATATTACAGCTGCATATCAAAGAGGAATTCGTATTGTAACATTTGATACAGATACTGAATTATTTAAAATAAAGGCTACATGCCCTCAAATGAATATTATGTTACGCATTTATGCTAAAGATCCAGATGCTCGTTGCCAATTTGCTCATAAATTTGGAGCTGATAAAACTAGATGGATTGAAATGTTAAATATTATTCAAGAAAATAAACTATCTTTAGTTGGAATAAGTTTTCATGTAGGATCCGGAGCTTCTTCTTCGGCACCATATGCGTTAGCTATTAAAGAAGCTCGTGAATTATATGACATGGCAAAAGATAGAAATATAACAATAAAATATATAGATATTGGTGGTGGATTTACATCAAGTAAATTGGAAAATATTCCTGAAGTTATTCAAGAAGCAAAGAAACAATATTTTCCAGATGAATTAGGTTGTAAATTTATTGCGGAACCGGGGCGTTTTTTTGCTGAAACGGCGGGATATTTAGCAACAAACATCATTGGTATTCGTAAAACAGAAACAACCCGTGATTATTGGATTACAGATAGTTTATATGGATCATTTAACTGTATATTTTATGATCATTATAATCCAAAACCTGAAATTATGAAAGAATCAAATAATAATTATTTTACAACATTTTATGGTCCAACTTGTGACGGATTAGATATAATTTCGAAAGTAGAATCTTATCCTGAAATGTTCTTAAATGATTGGATTATTTTTCGCAATATGGGTGCCTATACATTGGCGGGTGCGTGTAATTTTAATGGTATTCCCTTTTTAAATACACATATCGTCTATTTACATAAAAAATAAAATGAACCCATAGTAGAATTTAATGAATCCCCATCCAAGTCAATATCAAACACCTTATTCCGAAAATTCTAAAACTCTCCCAATTCGCCAATCTGTACCATCTAGTATAATGTTACAACCGCCAACGGTACAAGAAAAGTCATTTGGAAGAAAAATAAATCAAGCATTTTATTTAACAATTGTGTTTTTAATTCTTTCAAATAGTTATCGTTTTATAAATAATCTATATAGTATATGGTCGTCTTATCCAAACGCATTGATGGATGAAGAAGGATCTCCTACAATAAAAGGATATGTGGTTACAGGCGGTATTTTCTTTATTGTATCTTTATGGTTATTAAAATCATCTTGAATAAAAAATAAAATTTAAAATATAAATATTCAATATTTAATTTAGTGGGTAGGGGATTCGAACCCCTGAACCATAAAGGAAATGCTCTTGAGGCATTCGGATTTGACCGCTTTCCTAACCCACCATTCATCTTATTTTTTAGTTTATTTATTATATAAATATTTAATTTAGTGGGTAGGGGATTCGAACCCCTGAACCATAAAGGAAATGCTCTTAAGGCATTCGGATTTGACCGCTTTCCTAACCCACCATCATTTATTTCAAATATTTTAAGGTTTTTAATTTTTTAAGTTTAGTGGGTAGGGGATTCGAACCCCTGAACCATAAAGGAAATGCTCTTAAGGCATTCGGATTTGACCGCTTTCCTAACCCACTATTATTCATTTTTAAATGTTTTTGGATTTTATAAAATTTAATTCAGAAATAATATTTATTTTATATTACATACATTACACCTTTAGAGTTTTCTTTACGGCAGGTACTTTCTTCTTTGGAGTTGGGGGAGGTGGAGGTGGTGGTGTAGGCTCGCGCTCTTCTTCCTCTTCCTCCTCTTCTTCTTCCTCCTCTTCTTCCTCCTCTTCTTCGTCTTCTGATTCAGGTACAATTGTGCTTGAAGCAACAGGAGGTGCTTCTACAACAGGTTTAGGAGTAGGTACGACTGCTTTAGTTTTTGAAACGACCATATTCTCAGTAGCAGCAACAAGATCATCTTCTAGATCTTCATCATGATCAATGATAGATTTTTTGTTGTTAACAGGAGCATCCTCCTCGTCACTATCATTGACTGGAACATAACGAGCTAGTTGCTTCTGTTGGAAGCTGCCGTTAATAACCTTCCAAGTACAACCGTATTTACCACCCGCAATCCAAATACCAACGAGTTGAATGAGAAGGCGGCATTTAGAACCCTTTAGTTGATCTTTGATAGTCTTGAAATCAATTTCATTATTCTCAAAATCATATGTCTCGAAGTTGTAAGTATCTGTCTCTGGAGTGTAAGGGATTTTAGCACGGAAAGTAGGAGGGTAACGACCTAGAAATTCGCCTGTTTTCTTGTCCATATCAAAGCGAAGGTTAGATGAATAAAGTTCGTTTACAAGCGGCTCCATATCTTGGTAACGACTACCTAGCCAAGAAACACGATTGGCAAAGGCATCTTTCTTGATTTTAGCATCAATTTCTTGAAGTTTCTCAAAGAAGTTATTTAGTGCCTTGTTCTCCTCCTTACCACGGAAGGATACATCAATAACATAGCGAGGAGGTTTAGGATCCGCTTTTTTAGAACCAGGCATATTGGGAATATTTGCCGCATCGGTTACACCATAAGGGACATACATCACTGGTAGCTGTAGAACAAGGCGCTCACCAGCATAGCTTGCTAGAATGCTTTTACCTCCATTTTGGTTACTCTTAGGAGGAAGGTAAGAGATTTTGCTGGTATCAACCTGTTTAGCGAGGTAGGGACGGTAATCCATTGTGGAGTTTCTTGACATTATATCTAGATAAGTGTTTAAGTAGTTTAGGGGGTTTAAAGTACCTTACTGTGGTGGTGTGATATAACAAGCAACCAAATATTACAACCTTGTAATAGGTTATGAATATAGATATTAATTATATACTTAAAGAGAGTTTCAATTTTTTATTTAGAAGGATTTTATATAATAGATACTATATATATGCTGTGTGAGTATATAATGCGATGTCAGCAAGGAAAACGATGTTTAAATAAATCAAATACAGAATATTGTTCTTGTCATCGTAATAAAATAAATCCATTACAACTAACACTTCGTGATTTTAATAAAGAAACACAATTTCAATTAAATAATTTATACTTATACTTACAACTATATGATTGTAGCGTAATAACCGAAATTATAGATTATTTATGTACAAAAGAAGAATTGATTAAATATGAAAAGGCTTATTTTAATTTAACAAACACAAAAAATACAGCACCAAAATATATATGGGTACAAATCATTTTAGATTATCATATTAAACTTTTAAAATTAAAACCATATGAAAATCATATCCGTACGCTACAAATAAACTGGCGCAAAAAACATACTAACCAAATGAATGATGTCGATCCATTTACTCTAGAAAAACTAATAGATATTCCAAAAGAGGAGCTATTTAGCTACACAAATAAAAATAAACAAACATATACCTTTTCAGCGCAAGAATTTTATCATCATCTTCGGACGAATGGTTTATTTAATCCGTTAAACAGAGAGGATATATGTAACGCTACATACAATCAGTTAAAATTACAATTAGAAAGAGAAAAACAAGTGTTTGTAAAGGATTTCTCGAATCCATGGAACACCCCTACACAGGCATTTTTAGATGTATTATATGATTATGAAAAGTTTGGGATCTATACCAAAATAGAGTGGTTTACACAATTATCTTTTGATCAAATTATTAATATTTTTATATTATACGAAACATTTTTATGTAATTATGAATTAGGATTTTTCAATATAGAAGTATTAGCAGAATCGTTTAATAAAAAGAATGATAAAGACATAGCATTAATTATTCTTGCGAAAGAGATGAAACAACTGATAAATATAGATAATCCAATGAAATTTTTCTTTATATGTTGTTTTTTCTTTATATTAGCATCAATTGAAAAACGCGTCGCAGATGGTCTTCCAAGTTGGATATGGTTAGTCGTTAATAATACTAATTAATAATCATACAACCGGACAAATGAACAACCACCCCCTTTTTCAATAGGAAGTTAGAAATCAACTTTTTAAAGAAACTTTGTGGAATCTAGGGATTTGAAAGTAGCTACAAATATTATCTATACTAAAATATACACAAAATATAATAAAATAAATAATAAATCTATATACTATAATGATAATATAAATACATTATAAATAGTTATTAAAAACGTATAATCATTCTTAATTACGCTACAAACAAAGGAACAACCAACCCCTTTTTTCAATAGGAAGTTAGAAATCAACTCTTTAAAGAAACTTTATGAAATTTAGGGATTTGAAAGTAGCTACAAAAAATAAGATAAGATAAAATCTATATAATTTAACCTTATTTTTCCATTATTTAATTTTAATTAAAACTTTGTATAATCGATTCTTTTAATTTTGTATTATCAATATTACTATCTATATCGGTTATATTTTGTTGATTTGAAGTATCTGTAATTATTTCTAATTGCCACGATTTTGATAACGTATCTATTAAATCAGCTTTATTTTTTAAAAAGGTTATTGATTTTATACAACATGTATTATAACCTCCAAACACCCAATTTGAGGATAAGGAGGTTTTTGTATATATATAATTATTTGTACCAATACCTATAATTGTACCATCTGGTAATTGAGATATATCTTTTACACAACATGTGTTATGTCCAGCAAATACCCATGGAGATGTAATTGTAGCTTTTGTGTATAAATATCCATTTGTACCTACTGCTAATATAGTATTATCATTCATAACATGTATTGCTGTAATACAACATGTATTATTACCTCCGAATTCCCAAGGGGAGAATAAATCTTTTTTAATATAAATATAATGATTTGTACCAATACCCAACAACATTCCATCTGCCATCTGAGCAATATCAATAACGCAGCATGTGTTATCATTTACATAAATCCAGTTAGCAGTCAACGTTTTCTTGGTATATAGTTTATTATCTGTACCGACACCTAATATAGTACCATCATTCATAATATGTATTGCTTTTACACAGCATGTATTTTTACCAACAAATATCCATGGAGATGTCAAGCTTGTTTTTGTATATAATTGATTATCAGTTCCCACACCAATTATCATTCCAGGTAATTTATTTTGTAGAGATAAATTAGTTGAATTATTAAGTATTGTAGATTTAATAACAAGTGTTAATTTATTATCAATCACATATAAATATTGTGGACTGTTATTAAATATTTTTTCTAAAGGGTCTAATAATTGTATTTGATAATCTGAATATATCCAACGTTGAATTTTACTAAATGAGAATTTTCCAATTGTATTAACCATTATTTTTTGTAATTGATCGTTATAAGTAACATTTAAATAACGATTTGTTAAAGAATTTTTAAAATAAAAACCTTCTTTACCTGGTACTGATTCAGCAACCCATTGTTGATTTACAGCATTTTTATTACAATTAAATATTTTTTCAGTTCCTATACGTGGAACATCGTCTAAACATTTTCCAGATAATATATTAATAATTTTATATTTATAAGCATCTTGTAATTTAACTTGATCAATCGTTTTATTTAAATCAGTGATTGGTAAATTCGTTGAACAATATTCTAAATCATTATTATCATAAGGTTGTATATTAACACTATCTCCAAAGAAAGGCGAATCTAAATTTGCATTTAAATAACGATTTATAAATGTATTATTTATAATATATAAATTTAAATAATCATATTTTAAATTATCTAAAACTTTATTGTCACCTAAACACGTAGATGAATAAGGTTTTCTTTGATTCATACATCCGCCTAATAAGTTATTATTATTCATTGTATGAATAAAACAGGAAGAGTCTTTTGAACGTTGAGCTAATAAATCCTTCATATTACATTTTATATTCTCCCAAGAACGATAAACAAACTTCCATGATTTATTATATGTAGGAAATAATATATATAAATGTACTTTAATAGGAGTTTTATTAACAGTATTTAATAATTCATCAGAGCATTTGGCGGCAGAATTTACATTAATATATTTACTTAAATTTTGTAAATTTTCAGGTTGTGTTGTATATTGACTTACAAGTTCTCGAACATTACAATCTTCATCAATAACACGTAAATAGGGTGCTTGTCCTAATAGTACATAAACCGGACCATGAAATGTTTTTAAATTGTATTTTATGTATAAATTTGAAAGTTCTTTTACAATAGAGGTTTCAATTTCTTTATAATTTAAAATATTTAATTCTTTTTTTATAATTGGAAATTTAGCATTTGAAATAAAACGATATATCATACTACGATTGGTTTTATTAAAAGGTACTTTAATACAACGATCCATTGTTAATAAATTATTATCGAAATCATTTTCACCACTACCATATAATTTTTTATAAAATTCGTCTTCTGTTTCACTATTTTTATATAAATTAATGGATGAATTTTCAAATGATTCCTTCAAATAAATTTTAGGAAATATACATATTAATATAATAAATAAACTAAATATTAATATAAAACTTTGTTGAATCTTCATAGATTAAATCTCTCTAATATGATTCAACAGAAAAAAGAAGGCACAATTGATTAATTAGCATTTCTATAGTTTAAAACATCTTTTGTAATTTCTTCTTGTAAAGCAATATTTCGAGGTATTAAATTATTACGAATTAGATATTGATCGTAGAATGATGCTCTATGTTCCTTAGGAACAAAATAAAAATTGGTTGTATTATTCATTGTTATGGTTAAGTTATTTAGATTATTAATACTTACATATTGCGCACTTGAGTTAAATTTAGAATCATTCGCTATATTAATTTTATTAACCAATGTTAATCTATTATTTTCAAACTGGTACCGTCTAATATTTGGTAAATTTGTTGTATGATCAACACATGTTTTTGGATTATACTTACCAGTAAATTTTTTACATTTTTTACAAAATTCGGAATATACTGGTTCATATTGAAGACATCCACCGCCTGTATCTGGATCAACACCGCTACACTGGTAAGATACATTCCAACTTTTTACTCGCCCATACCATGGATCCCATCCCCAACTTCCATTTGTAAATGCCCAACTACAACTATTTCTATTTATACAGCCTCCTGGAATAGATTGAGAAGGATATCTCCATAAAAATCCATAACTACGTGTACCACTTTCAATAGTAGCTCTACCACAATCTAAAGAAGCCGTTTGATTTTCAGAACCACTTGTAGATCTTCTAACTCGATCTATTCTAGGCCATCTAACACACCTATAACCGGTTAATTCTCTATCATACTGTGTACATGAAGTACATGTTAAGCATTTTACTTTTGTCCCAGTACATTGTGTACGATCATTTATTTCACCTGTAAATATTGGGCTTTCTCGATTATCAGCCTTACGATTTGTATAAATATCTTTATAAGCTACTAGATTAAATTGAAAAACATTTAATACATTATTATAATTAGCGTGTAAATATAATTTTTTATTATGAAAACTTTTTATTAAAAATTGTTTAGGTAAATAAGAAATAGCATTTTGAGTTATTTTATTACAACTTGGATCATTGTTAGGAGGTGATTTAATTAGTTTATTTCCGTCTAATACAGGTATCCATAATTGTCTTGAATTATTATTATTTGGATAAGGCTCCATAGATACACTTTTATTATCATCTGACAGTGTTAAACATTTATAATTTGTACTATCTATAATATAATAGGGTGATTCAATTTTAGCTACATCAAAATAACTATTTGATAACGTATTATCAGCAAAATTTTCATTGGTAATAAAATCAAAATTGATAACATTGTATAACCAATAATAAGTTAATATACATAATAATATATAAACCCCTATTGGAATATAAGGTTTCATTAAAATAATAAGATACTTTTTTTTAGTACTTTAAAAAAGTGGATATGGATTTGATGTAATACGATCACAATATTTTTGATCAATCGTCACAGTACTAGCAGGCTGAATTGGTGAACTATTTCCAAAAAAGGTGGTATTAAATGTTCCTCTAACTCTTTTTGAAGCTTCATTACCATTAATTAAATAAAGAACACCACTATTTACTAAGTTTCCAGATGTATTATCAACACATTTCGAACTATAAGGTTTATTTGTATTTAAACATCCACATGCTTTGTCAGAAGCTTCTTTACATTTTATGAAACATTTATCATTAAAATCACGTTGATTAAATAAGGTTTGCATATTACATTTAATATTATCCCAATTTAAATATTTAAGTTTATATTGTTTATTGTAAGCTGGATATAAAACATATACGATAACGCGAACCTTATTTGTTTTAATTTTATTAATAACATTTTGGCATTTAATATGTGTTTCATTTGGTATATATCCACTCTCATCTTTACCAACGTAATAACCTAAATTATTATAACTATTAATATTGTATTGTGCTGTTAATTCACGAACATTACAATCTTTATCAATGACACGTAAATAAGGTGCTTGAAATACAAGCGCGTAAATAGGACCATATAATTGAGTTAAATTTTTATCCAAATATGTTTTCTCTAAGTCGAGCATAATTTTTTTTTCAACTTCATTAAAATGTGTAATTGTCATTTCATATTTATGATGAGGAAATACTAATTTTGATAATGATGAATCGATATCTTTGATTGATTTTTCTTTACTTGTTGTATTTACACTTACACATCGATCCATATTTAACAATTCAGTATTTGTTTCTGGAAATAAAGCATAAAGCTCTTTTAAATAATTAGTTTCAACACGTAAAATTTCACCAGACGATTTATTATTTGGGCGGTGTTTATTATAAATGGCCGCGCTATCTACGAAAAATTCCCTTTTTGGTACAATTGAAACGATTAATATTATTAAAATAAATATATAAAATATTAATCTAGATTTCATTATCCTTTATAAGAATTATAGAAAAAGAAACGACCTAAGCTGGAATTGGAGAAGAAGCGAGAGGGCACATATTATTTAATATACTGCAGTCTGAAAGTGTTGAACGTTTTGTAATATCACCAACGGTAGACATATAATCTTCATATACTTGACGTTGACCGTTTGCTATTTTGAATGTTTGTCCACTTGAAGGGCTACTATCCGCACAGTAATAGTTACTTTCATTTGGATAAGGGCATCCTAGTAATGTAGAATCTCCAGTGGATGGAGCTGGTTCTTGAGGTGTAGATGGGGGAGGCGCTGGTGCTGATGGTGTAGGTGCTTGTGGCGTAGGTGCTGATGGGGCAGGTGCTGATGGGGTAGGTGCTGATGGTATGGGTGCTGATGGAGCAGGTGCTGATGGAGCAGGGGCTGATGGAGCAGGGGCTGATGGAGCAGGTGCTTGTGGTTCGGGTGCTTGTGGAGCAGGTGCTCCAGCTAAAGCATTTACTTTTGTTTCTAATGTATCAATACGTGTTTTTAAACTGGTAACATTATTACCAGGTGTAGTGTAATCACCCATGTATATATCACCTTTAACTTGAATATCATTTTCGAAACGTGTAGTTCCAGTTACAATAAGACCTTTTTTGGTAATTCCAGAGCTTTCAACTAAACCTCCAGCGCGTATAGCACCAGATGGTGTAGTTTGGTTAACATCACTTGCTTCTAAAAATCCTAAGCTACTTGTTATATTTACATTATCGCTGAACTTTGTTAATCCATTGAATTTTGAAGGGGCATCAAATACAAGTGATTTACCTGAGAATAAATTTGTTAAATAAGTATCTCCTTCACTGTTTGGGAATTGAATACAACGTTCAGCTGTACCAGTTCCACCACATACTTTGAATTGTTTAGAAGCTTGAACATCTTTAATATTCATTCCTCCCAAAACACTAATATTTTTGATTAAATCAATGTTTGGTTGTGAAACAGATGCTAAGCTGGATAATGGAATGTTTGAACTTCCTGAACGAATCGATAATAAAGATCCAAAACCAGATTCAACACCGTCAATACGAGTGCCTAAGTTTGTTACATTGGTAGTAATCTTGGCGTTTGCTGTATCATAGGTAGTTTTAATATCTTTATTGATTACATTCACTTGATCAATTACATAAGCTAAATTACCGAGACGATCATTTTTTTCACCAGTAATATCTGTTTTAACAGCATTTAAATCTTTTACATTTTCTACTTTATGCTTATCGACATCCATATAAAAGTAAATGGATAAACCGATCAACGATAAAATCGCTAAAACCGATAATATTAAGGCTGTACCTTCTAACATATCTATCTCTATTTAAGATTCACGAAAAAAAATAAGTAAGACATTATTCGTCAAAATTATCTTCAAATTCTTCATATACATCTTCATTTTCAAATTTTGAAGATGTTTTTTTATCTTTTTGCATCCATTTTGAATCAGCAATTTCAATGATTTTAACACCGCCTGTAGGAGCGGCTATTGGATTTTGTGATATAATAGATGGAACTTCTTGTTCATCATCTTCACTTGCTGAAAATTCAGTATTGAGTTTAAAGTCTTCTTCTTCAAGTTCATTATTTTTTAAGCTACTTATATTTCCTTCATCCATTAAGTCACTTATATCTCCTCTATCCATTAAGCTTTCTCCATCTTCATCTTCAACATCAAATACATTATTTACTTCGCTTTCATCTTTTTCACCTTCATCCTCTTCTTCACCTTCATCATATTCTTCACCTTCATCATATTCTTCGCTATCTCCACCTTCTTCCTCGTTATCACACTCTTCATCATCACATTCTTCTTCACTGTTATAAGGCATATCATCATTAATTTTTCCTCCATCCATTAACGCTACTTTTTCTTGTTCAAAAATTTCTTTTTCCATTTCGTCAAGAGACATTTCTTCTTCTTCCTCTACAGAATCCATAACAAAACGAGGTGTTATTCCCATTGTTTCTAATTCATGGCATAATAGTTTAAAGGCAAATGGTGTTTGAACAGCCGCAATATCAGAACCTTTACAAATGGTACATTCGTATATACCCATAGATGGTGTGTATTTTGCGGTACGACCACATGAGCGGCAAACTCCCCATGTATATTTATCTGAACGTTCCATGACACTTTCTTTTGCGAATTGTGAAAATCCATAAGATAACAACACATCACGTTCCATCTCACCAATACGTAGACCACCTTCTTTACCACGTCCAGATGTAGGTTGTTGAGTTAATTGATCTTTTGGTCCCTTATCACGATGATGCATTTTATCACCCACCATATGTTTGAGACGTAAGTAAAATGTGGGACCTATAAAAATATCACTCTCAATTTGATCACCTGTACGTCCATTGTATAAAACTTCATTACCATAACGTTCGAAATCATGGCTTTCAAGTGTATCTCCAATCTTGGCACGATCTAATGGAATAAATACAGATCCATCTCCAACAGTACCTTCCATGGTACATGCTTTTGCGAAGATACATTCTACTAAATGACCAATTGTCATACGAGATGGAATCGCATGTGGATTAATAATAATATCAGGAACAATTCCATCTTTTGTAAATGGCATATCTTCTCTTGGAATAATCATACCCATCACACCTTTCTGCCCGTGACGACTACATGTCTTATCCCCGAGTTCAGGACGTTTCATTTTACGGAAGCGCATTTTACAGATACGATTATGATCATCTGCTAATCCAGTATGGTCTAGGTATATTTTATCAACAACACCATAATGATGAACACCACTGACAACAGATGTATTACGGTATGTCTTAACAACTTTTGTTTCCACTTTAACACCTTTACGAATTTCTTTTAATTCTTCTTTTACCTCAACCATACCAATTAACGCTACTTTAGAACCTTTGGCGACAAATGATTCAGGTAATACAATACCATTTTCATCAAGCAATTGATAATTGGAATCATCTTTCATGTTTTGAACATCTATTTTTTGGTTGTCTCTTAATTTTAAGGGATTTGTAAACATTGTATATTGATTTTTTTGTTTAGAGGATTCCTGTGCGGAATAAGATTTATAACTTGTAGTTTGGAAAAAGCCTCGATCAATAGAAGATTTATTTATAATAACACCATCTTCTTGATTATAACCAGTATTAGTCATGATAGCTACAATTGTATTTGCGCCTGCTGGTAACTTATCATTTGATATATAATGACTATTCTGAGTTGTAATAATAGGTCTCTCAGGATAATGTAATATATAACTCATTGTATCAAAACGTTTTGAAAAATTGGAGGCATACACACCAATGGCTTGTTTGCTTTGTGCGCCATAGAAAATATTACGAGGGGCTTGATTATGATTTGCTAAAGGAATATTATTTGAAACAACACTTAAAATAGTTGATGGATGAATTTCTAAATGAGTAATAAAAGCATTAATATCCTTTTTATACATTGCGATTAATCGTGTATCTTCTTCTTCAATATCTACGAATTCAATAACACCTTGTGTTTTTTCTAAGCGTTTAAATATTTCATCTTTTGAAAGTCCCACAAACTCCTTTAAATTAAAGGGGGATTTATAGCTACTTTTATAGTACAATTCTTCAATCTTCTCAGACTTGGGTAATAGTGTTCCAAAGAGTAAATCAAACCATAAAAGCTTTTCATTGTATTCAGGAACATTCACATTTGTGTCATTTACAATGATCAATGGTCTACATGCTCTACCTGGATCTGTTTGAATACGAATTTCATTTTGATTAATTTTCCAAGCAATGGATGTAAAGGCATTTATTAAACCATTACGTCTTAGTAAACGTAATTGATAAGTAAATATATTTGGTTCAATATGACCTCCTATCCATTGACCATTTAGAAAAACTTTAGTTATTTCATTTGCGACGACGGATGTCATTAAGGCTAATGGAATTAATCCAAGTTCACGTAAACAATTATCAGGTTCCTTCATTAAATCCATTGGATCTGTACCAAAAGATACATGTGCCAATAGGGCAAAATTCTTTAAATAACCAATAGAGGCACCATCTGGACTTTCAAAGGGACATATAATACCCCATTGCTGAGCATTCAAACGATGAGGACTTGTTATTTTAATACTACGATCCAATGGTGTATTAACACGACGTAAATTCGATAAAAATCCAATGTAACTAATACGTGATAAATCTTGTACTTTTTCTTGTTTTTCATCATCATCTGTAGAACCCCATAATCCCTTAAGCGATCGTTTCATACGTTCACTGATGTAACTGGGCGAAATAATTTTTTGAATATTTTCTTTACGAATTAAGTCTTCATAATGTCCAGTATTTTTGGTGGGTCCGTAATGATATTCTTGATCAAGTAAATCTCGACAATGTTTACGGAAAAGTTTATAAATATTATGAAACAATTGAGATAACATAAAACCACTTAAATCAATTCGTTTAAATCCATAACCATCACGGTCAGCGGGCGGACGTACTTTTAAGATCATTTCCATCATATAACGAACTAAGTATCCTAAGAATCGAGCTTTAGCTTTATAATCGACGCCCATATTTGGGAATACATCCTGTGTGATGATATGGTGAACATGTTCATTGCTCTTGTAGCGTACATAGTTCTTTAAACCCTCAATAGCATCTGTTTGTGAAAATATATTGATTTTTTCATCCGCACAATGACGGATAGATGGTGTAATAAAATCAATATATTCTTGTGGCATTTTAGTTGTATCTCCAAAAATATATTCTAATATTTCACGATCACTTTCAATACCTAAAGCTCTGAATAAATGAAATAATGGGATTTTAATACCACCTGCACTTGAATCACGAATATTTGGTAAAGAAACTACAATTGCCCCTCTGTATTTTATACGTGTAGATATAGTTTTTTTATCTTCAATTTCTTCATCATCTTCCATATCTTTATCTTTTCCTTGCTCCATATTCATAGAGGTATCTTCACGAAGAGAACTCTTATTCGCATTTGGATCCATTATATAAAATTCAATCGTCTTTGGAAGCAGCGCCGCTTCACCAGTTTCAGTGGTACAGCGTACCCAACCTTTATGACTGTATCTAGGATCTTTTGCTTTTTCAATAAATAAACGATTTGTAACCATACGTTCTTGTGAAATAACCACTTTTTCCTTACCATCAATGATAAAGTAACCTCCTTGATCGAAAGGACACTCGTTAAATGCTTGTAATACTTTTGGTCCTTGTTGATGAAGCACACAACCATCTGAATGAATCATTAATGGAATTTCTCCCAATAAAATGTGGGAAAAACGTTTTTCAATGGGTTGTTCTTTATCAGCAAGTGTATATCTAACCATTACATCACTGTATAATCGTGTTGAATAAGTTAAATTTTTTAAACGGGCATCTTGAGGAGTCATTAATACAGGATTTCCTTCCGGATCAATCAATGTAGGTCTATCAATATAAATTTTGTCACCGGTTTCATCGCCAATAAATATATCAACCTTCAATTCTATATCTTTTTTATTATTATTGCGAAATTTAACCATAGTAATGGGGTTATAGGAACGTATAACATCCGGAATATATCTTCTTAAAAATTCGCGATAACTATCAATATGATGTTTTGTAAAAGGATAGAAATGATCTCTGAAATAAATATCAAGTATTTGGTGCGGATCCATCCAATCTAATAAGTTTGTATAAATTGTTTTCATAAAAATAAGTTTAAATGAATATAACCCCTTTAGAATCAACAATGGTTAGTTGACCTTCATTTGACAATTGTAAAATATAAGGAGATGTACCTGTAACTTCTTTAGGCATTAGTTGTTTTTGCCACTGGGTTCGCCCGTCTATTAAAAAACGTAATAATGTACCTTCTAATCTAACTAATGCGTTACGTGCCCCAATAACTACCGGAAAAGACCATATTATTTGACTGCCATTATATAAATATAATCCATCTTTACGTAATTTAAAACTGGCTTGTTTATTTTCAGAAATTAACCATGTATAATCACTTATTGTTAATTCTTGACCATTGATCATTAGTGAACGATTAATGTCCGTTATATCCGAACGAAATTCTGAGAATAAACTTGAATTTAAATTAGGTTTATATACTGCAAAAATATAGTTATTTGGTAGAGATCCAGGAATTTCTTGATTTGGATAGCTAAAACCACCTGATTTCGCATTTCCACATGGTTGAAAGTAATAATCTGTATAGTAATTACATGTTACATTACCAAATTGCGTAATAGATGAATTATTAGTAGCCTGTTTTGATATAATTGGTTCTCCTGGACAATGGCTGAATGGCGTAGGATATGAATTTCCACTAACCACATTTATAGGAATTCCACATTCATTTGGAGCATTGTAAAAAGGATGCGCAATCATCATATACATCCATTTATGATATAACGCAATGGTATATAAATTAGGAATAGATTCCTTTGATTTTACAAAATTTGGAAATAATAACCATGTATCTAATTCATTATTTCTTTTTCCAATAAAAATATAACACGGTCCTAATGGGTATTTTTTACTAATAAACTTAAGTTGTTTTAATTCATTTGATAAAAAGAGTGAAATACTATTTAAATCTGGAAAAGTTCTATGTATATGATAAAATGGAATATTCATCATTCTACTTTTATATTCATTACGCGTCTCATCCGATGTATTTTCATTTAATCCAATACATTTAAAATATGTTAAATTCGAATTAGTAGTTGAAGATAATTGTGGTCGCGCACATGGAAAATATAAAAATGCTGCTCCCGCTATACCACCACCTGCTCCCATTGGAGAAGCCCCAATAAAAAAATCGTTAATATTCTTTTTTAATAAAATAGATATTATAACAGTTAAAATAATAATAAATGTACTAATATAAATTATATTTATTTTTTTCATTCGCTATTCTTCTTTAAATCTATAAAAGACTTTTGTTCAATCTTTCAATCGTATATTCATGTGGAATCTCAAATTCAATAACTTGAATAGAACTGTCCTCTTTTAGATCTTCAATAATCATTAAATCAATCCAATTATCAACACAGTATAATACTAAATCTTCTTGATTCCAACGTTTTATTAATAATTCTTGGAGTGGTTTTATAGCAGCATTATCATCTATATCAATATCAAAACTAAATAATGTATCTGAATTAAATGTATTTCTGGGATATACTCCATTTGTTTTTTTATGATTTTCCAATACATTTCCGATTTTTTGAATATCACGTTTATGAAGAAATGATACAATTGTTGTTTTATATTGATCATCTTTATTACTTATATGAACTACATATGGTGTCTTAGGTGTATTTTGATAAAGTGTATAAAGTACTAATGATGGCTTATTTGTTATTTTAGATAACATTGTATTTTCGTGTATATTTATTGTAAATATAAATATAAAATTATTTATTAAATGAATGCGTATTTATTGAATTGAATTGGATGGATATTATTAAATGATTTCGTATTTGAATTTTACAATTGCCTGAATCAATCCAAGATCCCTTTCCATATCATTGTATTTTTCAACTTGTTCGAGATCACCCACACGACTTGCCTCCTCGCGTTTTGAATAAAGATCTGTAGAAACATTAATAGCCGCATGTAGATTATTACGATAGCGTGTATCTTTAATTTGAAGACGAAGACCTTTCTCGTCCAATATGCGTTGATGATTTCCAATATATTTTTTAAGAATATCCTGAAGCAATACTGGACACGCTTTGATTTTACTATTGTAAGCACCTTTTTTAGGCAGGGTAATAGTTGTTTCTTCAATTAATTGTTCTCGAATGTAAAATTCAGCACTGGCGTTATACACCTTTGCTTCTTTATTTTCAGTGACATTAAACACAATAGTTGGTACATCCTTATCGAGTGTATAAGTTGGAATAATAACTTTTTTATCTTTTTTATGTTTAATAACCGAATCACTTCCCGAAGATGCCTTCGTAATTTTAACCTTTTTAACCTTTTTAGCGATATAGGGTTCAAATAGAAGTTCAACTACTTCGCGAATACGCAATGACGCAATACGATTTGCGCGACGAATATGACTTTCCGCATATAATTTGCTGCTTTTGAGTTCTTCATAAGCTTCCTCCCAGTAACCAGGAGGATAAGTATATCCACACAGTTGCTCGAGTGACAATTCATAAATTTGTGAAACTGGATTGATCAATTGATTTGTGATATAGAATGAATAATCTGGTTTTAGGTTATTCTCACGAATATAGGTAGGGTTTTCAATACGATCTCCTTGGAGTTTAATCTCAGTTCCTTCGGGTACTTGGATATAGATATACGGAATACGATCATTTACCTGTGGTTTATTACCAGGGTCACGCGCTCCCATACGATCCGCAAGTACTTTATGAGCGATCTTAGTAGGATCTTTATAGCAAGATCGAAGTGTCTTTGTAATAATAAAGTCTTCTAGAGGATATTCGTGGTTTACCAGTTTGGTCAATTCGCTTTTCAGAAAATCAACAGACTTTTCAAGATTTGCCTCATTCAATAGAATATCCACAATGCCACCATAAATCTTCTTAACCAATGGAGCATTATCACGACGTTTCAATACAATACCCATAGATTTTTGCTTTGGTTTTTTATTAGGATCATCTTCATACAAATTACCCACATAACGCTTTTTAGATAGGATAATGAAGGGATAGAATGTTTTCTCATATTCTAGATTTTGAGGCGCAGGAAGAATTTTATTGATCGCCGCCGATGCTGCTTGACCAAGTTTAATCGCCTTTGCTAATCCTTCCTTACCTTTTAGTTTAGTACCATTTTCGTCGACCACCTTGAAACGACAGAATATACTATCTGTATCGCCATAGATTACTTCACATTCGTAATTCGTTTCAACAAATTGTTTCGCATGCATAATGCGTTCCCGACCAGTAGCTGTTGTACAAGCAGCAATATCTTTTAGATAAATTTGACTTGTGCGACTACCAATCTGTCCATACAGTGAATTGGCAGTTACTTTATAAGCCAGCTGGAGCGCATCCAAAACGTCTTTCTCGAATGCATTATAAGTTTCCTTACGATGTACAATATCTTTCTGATTTACATTTACTTGGGTTCCTTTTTCAATATCTTGAACCACAAATGTATCACCATTTTCTTTAATCAATCCAGAATAAACAGTACCATCTGAATGAGTTAGACTTTCGTATTCTATTTTTTTACGAGTTACCTTGCGCTGCTTTAGAAGCATCATAAGAATTCGAGGAATGATTCCCTTTTCGCCCTCAGGCAGTTGAACAAATTTACAAATCTTTTGTCCAACAATTTTCTTTTGGTCGCCTGTCCCTTCATAAATATCATAGGCGATACTTTTATAATCAATACCAGGCAAATTATCATATCTATCATCATTTACATAGCAATCGTGAGACAGATTGCGCTCAATCATTGATGAAGGATATAGGGAAGCAAAGTCCAATGTTACGATATAATCTTCAAGATACATACCCACTTTAGGATCCAATACAATCGCACCTTCGTAACCAATTTCATCAACCGCTTCACTCTCTTGGAATCCTTTCAGTACAGGAATCGCATAATTATTTTTACGACATTCGTTTGCGACCAGAGAGAAAATCTTAATTCCCTGTCCACGCATAAACAAATAGTTGAGAGGAACACTACATACATTACCCATCGCAGCATTGTTTTCTAGAATTTTCAATTTATGGAACAGACGATTTACCAGCGCACAATCCTGAATACAGTATTCAGCAATAACCTTACGATCTTCGGATGTTCCAAGATATTTTTCGAAAATTTCATTAGGAGAAAGGTCATTCTTTTGATCTTTCAAAAATTCTTGCGCAACAAAGTCCAGTTTATAAGAATCCAATTTATGATCGCGCATCATAACTTTATAAACATCCACTGAGACAATACCATCCATGTCTAGATAATACATGAAGTTTTCACCAAGCGCAGAAGAAGCCAATTTTTGTTCAAGCATTTGGCAATTACGCTGAGATAGACGACCAAACCCAACACCATAATCGTGATTGGTGCCAAAGAGTTCTTCAGCCCGATCCCAAACATATGGGATATCGAAACCAAAGATATTGTAACCCATCAAAATATCTGGATCCAATCGCTGAATTAGACTTTTCCAAGCAATCAGAACATCATTTTCAGAGTTATAACTTTGAACTTCGACACCTGGAATTGGATCACATGATTTTAGAGTAATAATATTGCGATAAATAATTTCATCACTTCCATAGCGATGAACAGTGGTTCCAATCTGAATAATCGCATCTCCTTGGAGTTTAGGTAGACGATCCAATAGAATCTTCATATCATTTTCATAAATAGCTCTCATTTTATTGATAGCACCTCTTCCTTCAACAACACCATCATCATTATCACTATCATTATCTGATTCAGTCATGGTTTTAATTTTTTGCATAATATCCATCAATTCAGTGCCGATCTTTTTGAATACCTTTTTTACGGTTTCTTCTTGAATAGGTTGAATTGTATAAAGGCGACTGATAATGCTGCCATTTTTCATCATAACTTCTTCTTTGTAAGCGGCTAGAATTGCTTCAATTAGCATATCCATATCATACTCTTCGTATTGAGCAACCATATATAGATCTTTAGCGAGTTTACGATAATCTTTTTTAGCAACAGGGAAATCTCCATGACTACTTGTACATTCCAAATCAAAAGATGTTATAAGGATTGGAGCTGTTTTAGTACAATCATATGGTTTTACTTTAGTATGATGTACAGATACTGAAAAATTCGCGCGGGAATAGCTTTCATCTTCACAACCATTTGAAATAAGTTGGTATTGGTTTGCTGGCAGTTCAACCCATCCACAAGGTTGAATATTTTGAACATGAATAAATCGTAGGAAAGGATCCAGGTTTGATTCATATAGAGTAAAAGGTTCCTTGTAACGATCTAGAAATTCCTTTGGAGGTCTTTGAAGAAAGAATCGCAATGAATTATAGAGAGCCAGACTTTTTACAGATATTTTTAGAAAGGTAAAGTCGGCATTGTTTGTAAATCCATAGAATTCTTTTTTATGAACTTCTGTAATCGAAACAAGATGAGAGGATAGTTTGTATGGAATAATACTGCGCTGATAATTATAACGCTTATCTTGATATTTTCCAGTACTTAGGTATGTATATAGTTCATTGATCCAACCAGTCAGCGGTGTTAGCTTCGCAAAACGATCAGGCACTTTTACATAGAAATATGGGATAAATCCGGTTACTTTTGAACATACAGAATGACCTTCGTCTGTACATCCAAACATAAGTACTTCATACTCAGGTGTTTCATCTGGATATTCAATTGGTTCACCACGCTTTCGGGCATCTGCTTGAATCTTTTTGATAGATTTATCTGCCTCAGGAACAAACCAATCGTACACTTGAAACCGGAGTGGTTTATCAGTCTTTCCCCATACGATATTATCTTTCCGAGGAAATTCCATTAAAAATATTAATATAGTATCTTATAAATGTTAGCTTAAATGCTAAAAAATTAGATAGCAAAATCAAATTTTTCTCTAAAGCTTGATTAGAGTTTTAATGATGGACGGTGGAACTGTAATTTTTATTGTATTATCAGTAGTTTTGGGTTATTTAGTATGGGATACCTATTTTTCGAATGAAGTAGAATATGTAACATCAAGTATTGATCAAAAATCATACTTAGTAAGAAGTTTACCAGATAAGCAAGAAGCAGCAAATTTATTATCACAAATTAGAGAAAAATTAGAAAAATTTGTTGAACATTTACAGAAACAATTTAAAGATGATGATCGTGTTAAACAAATAAAAGAAAATTTCCGTTCAGATAAAATTAGTGAAGGATCGGAAAGTACAAAATATACGAGTTACTCTATTAATAAAGGTGAGAAGATAGTGCTTTGTATTCGTTCTAAAGATGAACAAAAAAAACTAGTTGATTTAAATACAATGATGTTCGTTGTTCTTCATGAAATAGCACATATTGGTACGAAATCAATCGGTCATACACCTGAATTTTGGGACAATTTTAAATGGATTTTAAAAGAAGCCGTGAATACAGGTATTTATAAAAGTCAAGATTTCAATAATAAACCCGTAGAATATTGCGGTATTCAAATTACAGATAATCCTTTGAATAGTGATAAATAATAAATAATAGTGAGAGCATTTATCAAAAGAGGATGCTAAACCAACAAAGTTATTTATTTCGTTTAGTTCTTTATTTTATAACATTTATAATCGCATTTATTACGTATTACATAACAAAAGATTCAAGTTATTTAACATTATTTATTATAGGTGCGATTGGTTTTACAAATGTTGAGATTATGTATTATCTCAGTCAGAATCCAAGTACAACTGATCTAATTTCTAAATTATATGGGACATGTTATATATCATGTGATCATCCAATTTGTAAAAAAATAACAATGTTTAGAGGATCTGGTTATTTTTTAACCACTAATCCAGAGGATGAAAGAAAAGTCAAAACGTGTATGCTTTCCTTATGGGGTGTATTACATATTTTATTATTTATATTGATAGGTTTTTTTGTTCCTAATAAGTTTTGGGTTGTTTTATTAATATCAATCATTTATGAAAGTGCTGAATATATGGTATGTAATTGCCATGATTTGTTAGATGTTTTACTTAATATGCTAGGTTATGTTATTGGCGTAGGATTATTAAAGTTTTTGTAATCGCCCTTGCCATCGCCATCGCCCTATACACCAGTGCTACCAAAGCCGCCTGTGCCGCGATCAGTTTCTTCAAGTTCATTAAATGAAGATACTTGTACAAGTGTAGGTTTATAAATACGTTCATAAATCATTTGAGCAATACGATCTCCTTTTTGAATTTTAAAGTTTTCAGTACTGTTATTCATAAGAATCACTTTAATACTACCAGTATAGTCAGAATCAATTACACCCGCAAATACATCAATACCATATTTAAAAGCTAAACCAGAACGTGGGGCAATACGAAGATAACAATCAGATGGAAATTGTGTAACAATACCTGTTTCAATCGCTTTCCATGAACCAGCCACTACACAATCATCTACGCATGAACTTAGATCATAACCGGCACTACCTTCGGTGGCAGCAGCTGGAAGAACTGAATCAGGATGTTGAAGAAATACTTTAAACATTTTTAAGTATAATTATAATATACTTCTTTTCAATTTTTTAAATCCATATTATAATAATGGATTCACTAATTGCTAGTAAAATTGCTATAATGCTTCAAGAAAGTATTCTTAATGGAGAAATTGTTAAAGATTCACCTATGAAAATTCTTGCGAAAGGTATTGAAATCATGGAATCTTTTCCAAATATGTCAGGAGATCAAAGAAAAACGATGTTAATTAAAGTTGTTGAAAAAATTGCAGCCGGTGCAGATGGTATTGTAGGTACAGAAGATGATATTATTCCTGGTAATGTTGTAGCGTCACTTAAAATGTTATTAGAAAAAGACTTAATTGGAGATATCGTAGGTGTTATTACTAGCGCAGCAAAGGGTGAATTTAATATAAATAAGGCGATTGAAGTAGTAAATGATGTAGTTAAATTAAGTGATGATTGTTGTCCATCTTTGCTTTCTCAAATAAAAAAAATGTTGAAAAAATAAAAATACATTATAGTATATAAAATATATATTTATGGGAACAATACAAAATACAATACATACTTATCAAAAAAATTTTCAATTGTTACCTGATATTAATATTTCACAGTCAAGTCAATTTATGAATAAAGCCATGAGTCTGAGACTAGGTTTATTAATGGATTATAATACTATAAAAAATAAATATAATAAAGAGATTAAAGAATATTTAGATAACTCTTTAAGTCTTCTAAGAGATGAAATAAGTATTGTAAATATTATTATGTTAATTTTTTCAGAAATAAAAATATTTTCAAATAAAGATTTATTAAATAATATAAATGACGGTATTGACTGGATTAGTTCAATGTTTAATGGTTATTATCAAAAATGGGGATTATTAACTGAAAATTTATTTCAATTATCAGTACCACAATTTAAAAGCCCTGAATGGATCGCATCATTCTCATGGAGATCATTAGAAGAAAAAAAAGACAGACTAAATAAACCATTATTACCATTTTGTGTAAGTGATATGCCCACATTTATGTCAACACAATTTAGTCCAACTACGTCTATAAAAGATATGTACGAAAATTATGATATTGAACATTATGTTATATTCGATGATGGTGCTTATTCTGGATTACAAAAATCAACAGCTATATTTATGAAAACATGGAAAGAATTAACAGAAAATATAACTAGTATAAAACCTTTTAAAATTATTATTGTTATACCTTATATAACACAATTGGCAGTAGAAAACTTCCGTATGACAGCTATTATAAATAATTTAGGGTTTGACACTGAAAATCGTAATATGGAAAGAAATTATTGCGAGTGGTCTGATTCAAGAACGAATCGAAGTGTTTTTATATGGGGTGGTAAATATTTAATGCAAAGTACAAAAGATATAGTATATAGTGTAATATGTAAAACAATTGATAACAGAAGACCTTATTATATTGACATGTGTAATGATGTTAATAACTTTATTATAAATAAAATATTGACAAGACATGGAACACTAGGAGCCGCTTTATGTTTATTTGAACACAAATTACCTGATTTTGTATCATTACCCTCTGTAATAAGTGACTTTTATATGTCAGATTATGAATTGGCAAACCATTATACACGTAATCCACCCTATAAATATTCTGTAAGAAAAAGTCCTGATTTAACAAAAGTATTTGAATGTTCTAAAATGATCAGTGTAACCGGAGGTAAAGTATCAATACCTCAAATTAAAAAAACAAAAACATATATAACATATTGTAATAAAAAATATACCATTTTAATATCAAAAAAAGGAAATAAATTTATTTTACATAATAATCGAAAAGTATATCTAAAAAATATTATTTAGATCGAATAATAATTCTATTTACAAGTGTTTGCCATTTCATGTAAATTTCCATTTTAGCTCTAAAAATAATTTCATCATCTGTTAGAATTTTTAAATCTTTAATAATGTCATCATCTTCAGGGGAGTATTTTAGATCAGTTTTATTTTTTTCTTTTAAATTAATAATTTTGCTTATATTTAACTTTTCGTTTTTTAATAAAATTGTATCATTTATTAATAATTCTGGCATAGATAACATTTTAAATTTTTTTACTCCTGTTTTGCTATTCAATAACTTATCTTTTTCAAATTCTTGAATAACCCAATCTTTTAAATATTGTTCATAATCTTTAAAATATGTTACCAAGAATTGTATTTCATCCTCTGTTAAAGCAGGCATTTCATTACTAATAGGTTTCTGTAAATTATTTAATATATGAGGTGCGCGCGCATATGTAGAGGTAGACCGTTGTAATGATAACCTTTTAGGATAATTCATTTTTTGTTTTGATTGTTGAAGTAACATATATATATAATAATAATAAGATTAAAATATTATCTTAAAGATATAAACGTGATACATAGTTATGGAAGACAGTAAATCCAATTTATTTTTTAATGATAGTTGGAATCTATACTTTCATGATCCAGATAATTCAAACTGGGGTATTGATAGTTATATTTTAATAGCTACAATCACTAACATTGAAGAATGGATTCAAATAAATCAAATTATGAAAGATTACTGGAACCGTGGTATGTTTTTCTTTATGCGTGAACATATTAAACCCGTATGGGAAGATGAAAATAATTGTAAAGGAGGTTGTATATCCTTTAAAATATGGAAAAACGAAGTATCACAACATTTATTTGAAATAGTTTCTAAAATATTAGGAGAAACTGTGTTGAAAAATTTCCAAGATTGGAATAATATATGTGGTATTTCAATTTCACCAAAACGCAATTATTGTATTGCCCGAATTTGGATAAATGATCAGACACATGGTGATATTCAATTATATAATTTAACAATTCCCTCTTATGCTCGTACAATGTTTAAATCCCATGTAGATAATATTGAACAAGATCAACAATTATAATTCAAGAGCATCATAATAACGTACAAATAATACAAGTGCTAATGTATTTTGAGCGATTAATACAGAAATCCAATATGGAACTTTTGATTTAATTGTATCGTCCTCTTTTTCTTTTTTAATATTGAATTCAAGTACACCTTCTTGTGTTAGATATAAGATAACAACGTATCCAAGTAATCCAAAAGCAATATATAGCATGAACATATAAATATCTAGACCAATATATAAAGATAATAATACAAATAAACCTGATAAAATTGCTAATAATTTTTCAGGATCCATGTAATAACGGCTAGCAGCATAAACACTTAATAAAAATCCAATAACGGCGTAATAAAATTGTTCCATCTTTTATTATACATTAATACATTTTTATTTATTTACAATAGATTAGAATAGAGAATATAAATGACACAAGAATACAAAGATGCTATTTTACAGAAAGCAGGCGGTCGAAAAGTATATATTGGAAGTAAAGGTGGTATTTATATTTTAATAAAAGGCAAAAAAAAATATTTACACATCGTTCCTGAAAATAATTAAAGTAGATTAATGATTGATTATCACATAATTTGAAAATATATCATGGTTAATATCTGGAAATGTACGAGGGTCAATAAGTTGAGCTGGGACGATACCATCTTTACTGGGTTTATTAATAAGATCATTATCTTTATCGTCTAATAATTTAACAATTTTTAAAGAGTTTTTATATATTTTTTGATTTTCAATTGTATTATTATCCAACTTATTATTATAATCATTTATTAAATTATAAATTGCTAAATGCATTGCGCTAAACCCTTTTATTGATTCTGTTTTATTTATATCAGCCCCTTCATTAATTAATAACTTGATTAAACTATAATCCATATTTTTCATAATTGCTAAAGATAAAGGCGTTAATCCATTTACGTCAGCATTATTTATTAGATTTTTATTATGATTTAAAATGTCTTTTATAAGATTTAATGGTTCATCCTGATAAATCGCATAGTATAGTGGTGTAATTTTATCTTCCTCATTTGTACTTTGAGAGTATAGATAATATAATTTTTGTAATTTTAGTTTAAGTTTATTTGCTGTGTTTGAAAGACGTGATTGCATTTATTATATATTAATTATTATTTTTCTTGAATAGTTGTAATATGAAAGACTATACCTTTCCTTTTGATACGTGTGAAATACCTTATAGTAAAACTTCTATAATAGCACAACCGTATTCGTTTACAGTAAATTTATTATCGTCATGTATAATTTTATATGCTTTATTTAATACAAATGATATATATATTAAAACTTTCTTTGGATTATTATTTCTATTTGAGTTGATTCATACTATTTCACATTTTATTCATATTCCTGGAAACATTCAAAATAATATAATTCATTTTATAGCTTATTTGGTAAATTTTAGCTATTTTGCTATTTTTATTCATTTAACACAAACGATGCCTTCGATTGGTATACTTTTAATATATTTACTAATAATAATACTCGATATAATATTACTTTATAAACAAAAATTTTTAGGATATTTTATAACACAATTAAGTT